ATGTGCGGACGATTTGCCCAATCACAGACACGCGAAGAATACTTGGCTTATCTTGCAGAAGAGGCCGAGCGAAATATCGCCTATGACCCCGAACCGATCGGCCGTTACAACGTCGCACCAGGTACCAAAGTTCTGTTACTGAGCGAACGTAACGAACAGCTGCACCTCGATCCAGTTCACTGGGGTTACGCTCCAGGGTGGTGGGATAAGCCAGCGCTCATTAACGCTCGCGTAGAAACCGCGGCGACAAGCAGAATGTTTAAACCACTGTGGCAACATGGCCGGGCGATCTGCTTTGCCGATGGCTGGTTTGAGTGGAAGCGTGAAGGAGACAAGAAGCAGCCCTATTTCATCCACAGAAAAGATGGCAAGCCCATTTTTATGGCAGCGATCGGCAGCGTACCTTTTGAACGCGGCGATGAAGCTGAAGGATTTTTGATAGTGACTGCAGCTGCCGACCAGGGTCTGGTCGATATTCATGACCGCCGGCCGCTGGTTTTGGTACCGGAAGCAGCGCGCGAATGGATGCGCCAAGATATAGGTGGGAAAGAGGCGGGAGAGATTGCCACTGACGGTTCGGTTACAGCAGACCATTTCACCTGGCACCCGGTATCCCGGGCGGTAGGCAATGTGAAAAATCAAGGTTCTGATCTAATATCTCCATTGCATGAAAACTAAAACTGGGAAGAGTATGAAGCGCCAAGATATCCTTAAATGGATTCATTCTGAGTCACCTAACGTTGAATCACAGATTAAACGTTGGCTTGCAGAAATTTTACAGAAAGGAGATAAGTCTGATGAATTCATGCGGGGTTTAGAGGTTATAGATAATGAAATAGTTGTTCTACTCAGGCCATACACTAATAGATATCCTGGAAATTGCTTATCCATTTGCACAGTAACCCTTCCTTCAGAACTCCAAAGGAAAGGATGGTTTAAAAGATTTCTAAATCTCTGTTGTAGCGTTAACCCATGGAAAGATGTTGTAATTGAAGACGTTGGCAATGCGCATCTTTTTGATTTTTGTGTACGTAATAACTTTTCAATCCTACACCCTTTTTATAAAACAACATTTATTGTTAATCAGGTTGCTGTTAGGGAAATGAATATTCTGCCTTTGGAAGATTATTCTTACTATCTGACCTTAAGTAAATCAGAAAACCGCGTCGTATAGCGCGGTGAGAGCATATCACGCTTCATCTGCCATGCTGTCTGGATTCCCTGCCCTGCAAAATAGAGCGTCCCCCTGCCATCTTTTGCGTTGAGATGGTCGAGAACTTCCATTAACTTTTCGCTGTTCTGACGCGGCGCGTTGTCATCGAACAGATTCAGCTGTGCAACGCCCTGACTGTAGAAATCCCCCAGCATTACCCCTGCTTTCTGATAACGATGTCCGTCTCGCCAGATTGCATCGAGGCATTTCGTCGCCGCGGTGATTATGTCTCTGCTGTCCTGGCTTGGCGTAAGCAGCTTTACGGATGCGCTGTTTCCGTAATATGGCTCATTGAGCGCAAAGGGACTGGTTTTAACGAACGCTGAGATAAACCGGCAATACTGATGCTCGCCGCGAAGTTTCTCGGCTGCGCGCGATGCGTAGCTGCATATCGCCTGGCGCATTTCATGATATTCAGTGATGCGGCCGCCAAAAGAACGGCTGCACACGATTTCCTGCTTTACCGGCGCGAATTCCTCCAGCCCGAGGCATGGCTCGCCGCGCAGCTCCCGCACCGTTCTTTCCAGCACAACATTAAAGTGCTTCCTGATGAAACGGATATCCGTGTCGGCAAGTTTTAACACTGTGTCTATCCCCATAGACTCCAGTTTTTTACTGATACGGCGCCCAACGCCCCATACTTCATCAACCGGCAACAGCGCCATTAACTTCCTCTGCCGTTCAATATTCGACAAATCAACTACGCCTCCGGTCTGCCGCTGCCACTGTTTCGCTGCGTGATTTGCCAGCTTAGCCAGGGTTTTAGTCTGAGCTATGCCGACGCCGACCGTGAGGTGCGTCCGGCGCAGAACCGTCTCGCGAATTTCCCTGCCAAAGTCGGTAAGGTCACGACAGTTACGAACTCCTGTCAGATCGCAAAATGCCTCATCGATACTGTATATTTCGCATCGTGGAGAGAGTTCCTCCAGCGTTGTCATTACCCGGTTAGACATATCGGCGTAAAGCTCATAGTTGCTACTAAACGCGATAATGCCGTGCCGGCGAAACATATCTTTTTGCTTGAAATATGGCTCTCCCATTTTGACGAAGGGCTTCGCCTCAGCAGAACGAGCAATAACACAGCCATCGTTATTTGAGAGGACGACAACTGGCCGCCCTTTCAGGTCAGGACGAAACACCGTCTCGCACGATGCGTAAAATGAATTCACATCGCAAAGCGCAAACATCTTAACCCGCTGACTTGATGATGTAAGTAACGACCCCGAACACGTCGAGAGTATCCTCGCTTCCGACGACTATCGGGGAATACGCGCTATTCATTGGGTTAAGCTGAACCCGCGGATGCAACTGCAGCTTCTTAACGGTAAACTCCCCGTCCACCGCAGCAATCACGATATCACCATGAACTGCGGTTTTTGAGCTATCCACGACCAGAAGATCCCCCTCGCTAATGCCCGCATCTTTCATGCTATCGCCCGCAGCTTTGACAAAATACGTCGCGCTGGGGTGATTAATTAACAGCTCGTTCAGGTCTATGCGTTGCTCAACGTAATCCTGCGCGGGGCTTGGGAACCCACATTGGACAAGGTCACTGAATAAGGGGAGCAATACGATCTGACGTAATTCTGCTGGTGTATAAAACTTCATAATAAATCCACTCACATAAATACTGTTTATATATACAGTAGATTTAACCACGAGACAGATCAATATAGGTTTTGGCTATCAATTTTCGTCATTGCCGTAACGCATTGATGTAATGAGTAAGGTAAGTCTTAAAGTGTTTTCAGTGCTTAACTGTTTGATGATTTTGCGAACAGTGCGACGATAAAATTTTGCAGCTATGGCACCGCCTCCATAGCAAATTGCTCATCTGCGGGCTCTTGCATACGGTTACCAGGTAGGGCACTGAAGTGCTGGTAGCAATACTTCATTGTTTTGTAAAGCTCAGCAACTATTTTTATGTCGTGGTGTCTTAAATGTAATCAATAAAACACAGGCTCTTAAATGACTACTTTACTCGTTGCCGCAACACTCTTTACTGTCTCAGGACTCATGATGTTTGGGCTTTTACAACTGTGGGAAGGCATATCAAATAATCACGAAAAGTTTTGATAGCCATTAGGCTTAAAGCTCATCCCGTTACTGGCAAATATTTATAGATAGTCTTCACCCCTACTCCGATCACATCAGCTATCTGCTGGCGTGAAGCTCCGTTCTCCAGCATGCGCCGGCAGCGTTCCACCACTTCGGTTGTCATTACCCGGCGGCGGCCACCGATACGCCCCTGCTCCCTTGCCGCGGCTAAACCGGCGCGGGTGCGCTCCACTATCAATTCCCTCTCCATCTCCGCCAGAGCGCTCATGACGTGGAAAAAGAAGCGGCCTGCTGGCGTGCTGGTATCAATGCTGTCGGTCAGGCTGCGAAAATGAATTCCCCGCTCCTGCAGTTCAGATACCAACGTAATGAGGTCGCGTACGCTGCGACCGAGGCGATCCAGTTTCCAGACCACCAGCGAATCACCAGGTCGAAGACGGCGAATAGCTTTCCGTAATCCGGGCCGCTTCGCATTTTTCCCGCTGGCGGTGTCTTCGAAAATTAGCTCACATTCTGCGCGAACCAGCGCGTTTTTCTGTAAATCGAGGTTTTGATCGCCGGTAGACACCCGCGCGTAGCCAATCAGCATTATGCAACCCTTTGAAATAGCTGATTGTAAATTGCCGGGATTGTTCGCGTAAACCTGGGTTCAGGCGAATTCCCGGGTACGTCTCTTGTACGCGGTTCTGACGGAGCAAGCCTCGATCAAGCTATTAAGTTTGTCACACCACTCCTGAAGCCCGGCGTTGAAAATGCTGAATATAATTATTCAATTCTTCAGGCCGCTGCGGATAAAAATAAACAGCTTAGTTTGCCTGCCGGGGACTTTTATATTTCCCGGGCATTTGAAGCTGGTAAAGGGCAGGTAATCAGGGGACAGGGGAGTCCAAACTTTTCCCCGAATTGCTATACGCGCCTCATATGCATGACTGAAGGAGGTGGTTGCATCTGGTATACGCGTGATTCATCCACGGGTCAGGTGCGGATGCCGCAGATTTACGACATGGGCCTGACCGGTGATTATCCGGTCAGGTTTAATAACGAGCAAACAGCGATAATTAAAGACGATATATCGCTGTCAAATGTTCCGTTTGGTATGGTACCAGTCGTCAGGCGCTGCGCTATAAACCCGAGAGTTAATGGCACCGGAATTGGTATCTCATGGTCAAAGATGTTCGATGGCAGTATCAGTCTTTGCGAGATAGCAAACTTTGATATCGATGTACTGCTGAACGGGTGCGACCTGAACAGGGTGTCCATGAATCGCATCCGGAATGCCTGGCGCTATATGATTCTTGAATTAAGCGCGAGCACATTCGGTTCTCAAAATGAAATACACCACAACGATATTTTGCATGCTGGATCGCCAAATTGCATCATGGTTAAGACCACGGCCCGTCACGCCCGTATTTATGATAACTACCTGGAGCAGGCCACAGGGACAGACAGGGAAGCACTCATAGGGTTTATTGATGCGACAGCCGTTGATGCACCTGCTTACGCAGGAAACGTATCAGCCGGTCGTTACTCGACTATTATCAGGGATAACCGGATAGATGGTTTCTCAAAAGTTAAAAACTTTGTTTACAAATATCAGCCAAAGGGCCAGACGTACGGGGAAATTGAAGACGTATCAACAGTAGGTTCTAATGTCGGTCTGGGGTCAAATGCCCTGACGCTGGTTGATGAGACTGGCGCGACGGTGGACAGTGTTCCGCTTCTGTATAATCAGCAGCAGCCGTGCTCTTTTGTCTTTAAAGGGCCACGTTTCGGTAAATGGAACGGGTATACCTCAGAGGGACAGTTTTCTGATGTTATCAATGGGCTGAATGTCGGCGCGTTCGGCACCTCTCTCTACGGAAACCTGCTGTCTGATTATCTGCGTGCCCGCGGTAATGAAATGGTGCTGATGGCGGGTTTCGCCAGCACCGGCATTTTTAGCTACGCTGCCTCATCGGGACTGTTTGAACCGGAGAAATCATACATTATCGAGGTGGAGGCATACTGCGCCAGCGGTACTGAAGACTTCACTTTCGGCGGTATTGTTTCCGGGACAGGTAAAGTCTCGACAACTTTTACGCTGTCAACGACACCCAGAAAAATGCGGATGGAGTTCGTGACAGGAATTGCTGGCTCCTCGAACGGTATTTACTTCTCACGCTCAAATAACGGCGCGGATATTGTGATTAAGCGCGTCCGCTTCCTGAAGAAATACCTTCATGAAAATGCCATGACTCTCAGTGCATCGAAAACACTACAGATAACCAGCCAGTCCGGTGAGATTCAGATAGCCGCCAACGGTGGTTATCAGTTCCCTGCATACAAAATACTGAGATTCATCAATGGCTATCTGGTGGAGACATTTTCACAAATCAATAATGCCGCCCAGATAGATATCGCCTGGACATATTCATCAGGGTTCCTGACGGTAAACGTCACAGGCACAGGCGGCTCTAAACAACTGGCAGTCAGTCAGACCAGCCAGCCGTGATAAGCAGGAGAAAATTATGTCGTTCACAGTAACAAAAGAAGTCAAAGAACTGGTTTCGTATCCTGAGCTGGGGGCATCATGCCAGCTGGTTACGGTCAGCAAAGAGGTGACCTATTCCGCAAAGCGCCTGGTAAGCCTGTCAGATGCAGGAGCGCAGGTGCTGTTCGATGTGTATGTGGGTGATTCAGTAACACCAGGAGAGCATTATCACATGTTCAGTTACTCCGGAGCAGGAAACCCGCTGGATGAAGCTGAAGGATCACTAAAAGAGTCGCTGGAAGTATAAAATCATCCCGCCATCACTGGCGGGAACTCTTACAGAGACAGTGAAATACCAAACTCCTTTTTTTTGCCGAGTGTATTAGTGATATAAATCGATGCCATATCCATGGCCCCTTCATCACTGGCGGCATCAAACGCTGTTATCACCCCGCCACTCTCAGTTTTGGTTAACATGTACTGGCTTATATGATTTATTGCCTGTATTTCATATAGATAAAACATAATTCCTCACAGCACCGATGATTGCCAGAAAACGGGGAGTTTAACTTTAATCGTCCCTACGAAATTGGTGAAACGCAGAGCCAGTCGACATGAATCAGCATACTGTGCCTGACTCACGCTCTGCCAGACACCCACATAATCGGATGCCGTCAGCGGCGTTCCGGCCTTACTGAAAATTTCGTTCACATTGATAACGTCGGAAATGTAGTTAGTCACAGTAGCCCGGTTTGTCGTGATAGTTGATGTGCCGCTATTGAAAGAAAGGGTTGGCTCCTCGTAGGTTCTGGCAACAAGGTACATATCGCACTCCCCTGCTGTAACGCCTGCGATATTAACCGATGCGCCGCCACACCATGCCGGGCGAGCTTTTGCCGGATAGTAAGGAGTCAGCAGCAGCTCGACGACATCAGTTGCTGCAGCCGCAGTAATCTCAATCGTCCTCGCGCCGTCACTGGTTGCTGCGCCGTATTTTGCGCTGACATCAGTATTTGCACTCGAGACCATGATTTTTGTGTTGGCATCGGTGAGGTTAAGAATCGATGCGCCCTCTGTTCCGACAAAATTGAATCGCCAGCCCATCAGGCCATTGTTATATCGCGGCAGAATCTGTGAGCTACGCAGCCCGGTAACGCGGGGGCTTTTATTGGTAATCACGCAGCGGTTATTCGCCTCAGTGCCGTCGCTATAACCGCTCAGCGAAATGTACTGAGAGCTTTCAAAATATTCAGTAAACGTCCAGTCACACTCTTCAAAAGAAACCGCACAACCACCACCCGGCGCATGGATAAGTTGACGCATGGAATTGTTAGCCCCGTTCATATAGAGCTGAGTGTCACGGAGCTGCACCTTAACCGGTATCCCCGGCGCGGCAGGACAGTTCACCAGATAACCCGGAACCCCCTCAACATGGCCGCCCTGAATGAGAATCCTTGATACCTGAGACAGATTCCCTACCAGGAATACATCAGCACTGGTGTAATCCAGTGAGCAGTTGTTGATGTAGTACCACATTGGAGCCTGAAACCAGAAATGTGCAACAGAGTTGTTCCCGATTGTGCATTTTTCGAAAATCATTTTTTCGCCAGCATTCAGGGCCTGACCACCTGATACATATACACCGTACTGGTTCAGCATTGAGATAATTCCATAAAACGTGTTTATGAAATTATTACGTGCCGTTATCTGAATCCCGTATTTGAAACCGATGATCGTCAGGTCACAAATCATTAAATCGCGAACGGCGAAAACGCTGGTATTGGGGTCGCCGACGTAAAGACCGGTGCCTGTAGATACATTTCCTCCCGGGCCGGTAAGAATGAACCTTCCCCCATTCGCATTAAATATTTTACAGCCCTGAACATCTGCCGGGTTAGACGACATCCCGCCAGAACTGATATCCAGTGATGCGTTATTGATGCTGAACGCACTGCCTGTCGTGGATGGATAATTCATATAGACATAACCGTCCGTATTCAGGCACATAAATGACGGAATGAACACTGAGGTATCAACTGTGTAAGTCTTTCTGGATGCAGGAATAAAGATATTCGTTATGGCGCCTTTAATGGTTCCGGCCGCCTTAATCTTGTTAACCTCACCATTAATGACGGCGTTTAAAACCGTACCAAGATTTGAGTTATCTGCCAGAAGACCGGCCAGGCGAACATCAATCCCTCTGGAAACATCAGCCTTCCAGCGAGCACCCCCTGCCGTAACAAATATAGAATAGCCATCATCGGCCGTAGTTAAATCATCAGCATCGTACCAGAGCGAGCAGTTTACCTCGTGACCACCTGACACTGCATGCCGCAGGGTAATCGACTGCCCTGCATAGGTAGGCTCAACTGTGCGCAGTGCGGAGATGGTCGCACATTTCCCCACCCATTTTAGCCCGTCGCCTGAACCCAGGTTTGAGCGAAGAGCCGCATCACCAATATTCGACCATTTCCCCGTTGGGTTTTCAGCCGACCACACACCACCATCATTCTCTGGAGAATCTCCGGTAATGACGTGCTCAAGCTCTCCAAGGTATTTGTACCAGGAGCCATTGTAGTAAACGATTTGCTGGCGATTATCGACCGTGAGGCCAGTCGCCCAGTTTCCCAGCTCCTGCCAGCCAATGGCACCTACCGCCTGTTCGCCACGTCCCGTGATATACGTGATGAAGCGATTGAAGGCCATCTCCATGCCGTACCAGGTGCGGCGAAGTACAGAGAAACGATCCGGCAATGACTCTGATTCCCGGCCATTGACTAACTTATCCAGATTGGTTGCGTTCTTCAGCAATATCTGTGGTGATGTCGAGCCAAGCTTTTCGTTGTCGGCCATACATTGTGCTCCAAAAATGAAAAACCCGCCGAATGAGGCGGGTGAATGGGTGCTTTTTAAAAAGTTAAGCGACGTCGCCGGGGTAGGTAGCGTCGTCGTAGCTGTAGAAAATTTCTTTGTATTCCGGGGCGGTGACCTGACAAGTGCAGTCATCAGACGGGACTATTTCCTGAACGATACCGTGCCGGGCCCCCTTCTCACTGTCACAAAACAACAGGCGCGGTAATTCAACATCCGGGTCATCCATTGTCCAGTCTTCCGGGTGTAGGTCGTCGTTGTACGGTATAGTAAGGGTGAAGTCATCGACACGTGTCGGCGTTAGCAAACGAGTCGACGGCCGTCCCCCCTGAAACTGAATCCAGCAGCGCGGATTAGCATAGCTCCAGTCAAGAAGCTCAGTGACTGTTAATGTGATAACTTCATCATCGAATGTCACGTCTTCTATCAGACAGCTGATTGTTTTACCCGTCCGAATATCATCAGAAAGAATGATGTGATCACCAAACTGGTAACACCAGCCAAGAAGCTCAGTTGTGCATTCATAGGTCCTGCGCTGATGCAGATATTTCATGAGCCTGCGCATGCCTATCCGGTATGCACGATCCGCTGTCATTACAATGCCCAGGGGGTACGACTCCACTTTGCGAGGCACAGGATTATCAGTCGTCCGGCACTGAACGATTTCTTCTGCCCAGGTAACCGGATTAATATATGTGACGTCAACACCGTCATAATCATCATCAGAAGGGGCCCTGAATGAGGTCTTCATTTCCTCTACCGTATCCTGGGGGGTAATGATCCCGGTCCAGCTTTTGATACCTTCTCGCCCGGCAGATAAGAGCCCGTCTGACAGCAAAAAGTAACTCATGCCTGCTTCGGTGATTTTGTCGAAAATATCTTTCGCTGAAGCACTGTCGCTACTTGCCTCATAGTCAAAATATTCTCCCCTTGGCGTCCACCAGGCAGTTTCAAGAGCATTTATCGCAGAGGTGTCAATCTGGTTTGCGTTAAAACCCAGACTGCCGGCTACATGACGAAATGCGCCGCTAATGGTTCTGTTACCTCCTCCGTCATATTCGCGGGTAGCGACCACGCTGACGCGCCTGTCAGACTGTGCAGCCAGCTTCCCCCCGGTTTCAACGGTAATTGCCCAGGTTGTTACACCTGAGTAGGATGCGGGTCTTGCCAGAAGCCTCCCTCTTAAAGCCTGCCAGTACATATTGTCGCGCGCGTTATTGCTGCCCTGTTCGTTCCGGCGACGGCACCGCACTTCGACCAGGCCGGGAGAGTCGAGCGAAAATCTTTCTGTGTACCCCAGCCCATTAATGTTTTTGAGCGCGTATTCGCCCTGCTTGCTGATCCACCCGGAGCCGGTGCCATAAACCCGATACTGAATCTCCCACTCAACATGCCGGATGCGTTTCTTGCCCTTGTTATCAAAACCGCAGATGCCGTTAGGAAAGGAGAAATTCACCTCAAAGGCGTCCACAACTTCATTTTCAGGACAGGCAAGAAACGGTCCCAGCCAGCTCAGCGTGTCGTTAAGCCCCGTGGCTTCATAGTCAATCATCGTCCGCGCTGAAAAACCTGGCCAGGAGGCATCAACCGCACCATTAACCAGACGCGCAACGGTAGCCGTTGTGCCATCAGTTGAAATTATCTGGTACTCATTACCCCGATGAGAGAGAGAAAGACGCTGGGTACCTTCCGGCATCCCCGAAAAAGGTGTACCGGTCGCGCTGTTATACGCTAATGTGACGTTTGCGGTGATAGCTGCGCTACCGCCGGTTGATTCACTGCCTGCGGTATAAACAGGCGCATCGCCAAAGACCGCTACCGGGAGCGATGATGATGTGATTTCTCCACCCGCAAACGGGCTCGCCTCTTCAGTGATTAGTACGATTCCGCCATTATCCTGCGCCACCAGACCGGAGCCGGTCAGTCCCTCAGTAATTGCAGCCAGAAGGCCGGACATGTTGACATAATCGGCAACCAGAGAGACGGTATAAGTCGTTCCGTGCCAGGTCACCGTAAAGGTTGTACTGCCCAGCGAGTAATCGTAAGTCGTCGGCGCTGCGCTGGCCTGAATTTTAGCTGCACTGCCCCCCTCTCCCGGAACGGCATCCTGCCCCGGCGTATAAGCTGCAATAAAGAGATCGTAATCAACACTGTTAAAACTCAACGTTACTGGCATCCCAACCACCGGCGCGATTTCAGTCAGGAGCTTGCTGGCAAAAACACTGTAGCCGGAAGATGTCGAAATCAGAAAGTTGGTCGGCGATTTAATCTCTACAATGGTTCCCGCCACCCAGCTTTCAGGCAGCGCGTTATCGTCCTCATCCCCATCATCATCGTCATCTGCATCAAGCCCTGTAAATGTGACTGTCGCACCGGTTACCGTCATGCTGTCCGCGATAATGTCGTCTGAATCTGGTGAGGTCTGCGCCATATCAAGCCCTGTTCCGCTTGATGTTCCGCCGACTTCTGTCGAGTTGAACCAGTTTTCGCTTCGCGGATCAGAAGATACGTCCTCTCCTGGCTGGTACACCTTATCGCTGAAACCATCACCCAGCGATGCTGCCGGGGTTTCTCCAATCCGTTTATCTCCTCCCGTAAACGAAAATCTCCCCTGCCCGACGCAAAGAAACATTTCGACCGTCATTCGCGTTGGATCATTCGGGTCAAAACGGGTAACCGGTTGAACCAGATAATCAGGATATATGCGGCATCGACCAAACACCTCACGTATCGGGTCACCAAGTTTGGCCGTGTTAGCTTTTGCAGGGTTTAGCTCCAGCGAACGACCGCTACCCGATGAATAACCACCGAGGTCGACTTTCGGCCCGAAGAACAACGAGTAGACAGCACTGGCAGCTGATATCGCAACAGAAACCCAGACGGCAATTTCCAGCCCCGTTCCGTAGGGAACAGGATAAATTCTGACATCACTGCCGGGGCTCAACTGGCAAAGCGGCCACTCATCGGGAGGAAGTGTGCGGCCATTTAATTCAACGGCAACTGGGTGCGATCTGTCCTGGCTGTACCCAGGAACATTTCTGACCATCCATTGATGCAGCGTAATATTGCCGTGCTCATGAGTTTCAAGCGGTTCTCCGGGGAGCCGGGAAGGGTAAATTCTTATCGTCATTGCCAGAACTCCACACGGTTAAACCGACGGACAAATCGCGGAAGAGGTAGAAAGGTGACATTGGTTCCTGGATTACATTCTGCAACCTGCAACTGGCCATCCAGTAAAACGACGATACCAACATGCGTCACGGTTGATCCTGAATAACAAGCTACCCCGGCCCCGACACAAGGCTCACAGCGTGTGAGGGATTTCATAAACTTCCTGGCCTCACGATCGAGCCCTCCCTCATCTTTTGTCACGCCGGAAAAATCCGGCCATAACGGGAGAAGGAGATCGCCGCGGATTTCATTGATAATGCCGAAACAGTCGAGCTCAGGATAAACGCGCCCGCCCTTCAGCCATTTGACCGAAAGGTATTTATCAGAATGGAACATGTGAATACCTCAGGAGGACATGTAACGAAGACCGGGATGTTCAGCCAGGTTATAACGATTACGCGGCCAGGCCGTTTTAAGGATGTTCATATATCCGGCAGTTACCTGCACCGCAGTTGCCGTCCACGATCCGGATTTCACATCAAGGGTGTAAGGCGATGCCGCAGGTGCAGATAAATCAGAGGAGATATACCGCCGAAAAGTCAGTTTTGCCGATTTCATTTCGTCCAGAATTCTGTCAATCGCATCAGATACCACACCGTCAATATTACTGATGGCAAATTTCAGGTCTTGTGTGCCATCGGCATTCCTTGCAGGTAACGCAATATCGATAGCGCATCCCTCAAAAGTTGCCTGCTGCCCGTCTTCTAATGTGACAGTGATATTGTCCCACCCACGGGTAAGCCAGTAGTTCTGATCACCTGCCGTGATCTGCAACGTGTCGTGAATGACTTCAGAGCCGCTACTGGCATAAAGTTGCTCAAGAATCGTCATGCTCTGGCCACTCCTTATTCAGTGCAATATCGAGCAATGACTGGCCAGCGAGCCATTCCGGATAATTGCCCCACCCGGCAGGCGGTAACGGACGTTCCCATAACTCCAGCGTTGCGCTGTACTGCCAGTATTTCGGTGCGACAAGTGTCGGACCTTCGTAAATATCAATGAACCTGGCTTTGTAGGGCTTTACCCCGATCGGGGTCTGGAGCCTCAGATAGAACCAGGACTGTCCGTCTTTCAGTGCGTCCCGGAAAAAGGCCTCAAACACCTGCGCCAGCGCATCAGTCTGAAAAATCCATTTCACTGATGCCTGAGTGGGTGTTGAGGTGTATCGCCGCCGCTGCCTTGCGCGACCGGACGTCATTTCCGTTCGCAGTAAAGGTGATATGGGCTTAAAACCGTACCCGTCCATAAGTGGCATGGGCAGGTACTCATCCGGATAGATAATATCCGCCATTAACTTTCCCTCCGGGCAGTCTATCTTGGTTTTTTGGGCTGTAGATTGGAGTAGATGGCGCGTCCGAATTTCTTCTGGGGGTTATTTACTTCAGCAGTGAGTGTGTTGATGATGCGTCGTTCCAGTGCAGCATTCCTTCGATCTACTGCCAGCATTGTTGCGTCGTCAGGTTGCCCGCTAAACGTGCTACGGGCATCAACACTGACCGCGATTCGTGGTTGCGCCTCAATCTGCCTTGCAGCATCCTGGACTGCCGGTGACTCACGTCCAACCGCACGAACCCCCAGCGAACCATCAGCGCCACGGGTCAGGGGCATAATCGCTTCCGGTCCCGCTTCACCGAACACGCCCGCTCCTTTCGCAAAGGCAAAATACTGCGGAGTGCTGTATACACCGCCGCTGTATGCGGAAAGTGAAGGCGAATCGTAGACACCACCGAGGGCATTAAAGGCAAAAGACGATCCGAAGCTTTGCAGCGCAGTTCCACTACTTGCAGCTCCACTTGCTCCACCAAAAAGACTACCGAACATCCCACCAGCACCACCGCCGAACGACGCCATAATCGCTTTGGTGATTAACGCCTGTGTTGCCATCTGGATCAGCGTCTTAATCACCGTTTCACCCAGAGAGCTGAAGATATTCGACATCCCATCTTTGAACGAAGTCGCACCAGTCAGGACACTGGTCAGGTTGTTGGAAATGGAGTTCGTGATGTTATTGAGAATCTCGCTGGTCGCTGATGCTGCCATTGAACTGAGGTCAGCAGCCTGATCGGCGTAGTTCATCAGTGAATCGCTGATCCCCGCCCGCCAGTCTGACTGCTGTTCATCGGTTTTCTTGTAGTAGTCCTCCTGAATCTGGAGCCGTTCAGTAAGCGCCGCCTGTAGCGCTTCCGTTTGCTGTTTGTACAGGTCTTCTGAAATCTGACCTTTGCTGAAATCCCGCTGCAGGTCGCGCTGCTGTTTGAGAAAATCAGTACGAATATCTGCCATTTCCTTCATGCGGTCGCGGGCCTTATCCCCCATCCCGGCACCAAGAAAATCAATATTCCCCCGGTCGCGTGCAGCAGCGTTGCTGTCAGCGAGCCCTTCACGGAACGTTTTTAACTGTTCAGCAATGTTTTTCTGATCGATAAGCGCAGCATTGTGCAAAATGGTTTCTTTTTTAGCTTTCTCAAGAGAGGCTAACTCACCCTGCGTGACCTGGTATTTAACTTTAGCCAGTTCGGTATTCTGGCTTCCCAAAGCAATTTGTTCTTCCTGCTGTTTAATAAGGCGCTTGTAAACGTCTTCTGTCTTTTCAGCCGCTTTAACCTCTTCGCTTTTTGGCGCTTTCCGGGTAGGTTTATTCGATTCATCATTTTGCCATTTCGCCAAACCCTGATTAATATACAGATCGCGGTTAGTTTTAAACTGAGGTTCATCCTTAAGACCTAATTCATCAGCTGCATAACCTAACCGGGCTCTTTCCTTTGCCTCTCCTTTAAGCTTTGATAGTTCAAGGTCCTGACGGCTTTTCTCAAGAGCATTCGTTTGTTGTGATGTTAAGTCAGCCTGAGACATCCGCATTGGAACGTTAACTAAGCCCTGCCGTTCCATTAAAAGCTGGTTTCCTAATCCAAGCAATTGGTTAAATCTACTATGCTCACCGTTCATCACTAAAAGAGATTGATAGGCTTGATCTTGTGCAGTAGAAATTCTTGTAAGTTGGTCTGCTCGCCGCCTTTCTAGGCTAACCAATACATCCTGTATGGAATTAGACTGATTTTGCATCTCGTTCAATCTTTCTTGCTCTACAGAAAGTTGAGTAGTTGAAGCAGATAATTCTTTTGTTACATCATCAATACTAGTTAAGTGGTTTATCATAAAACCACCGCTAGTTGTTGGGCCGGGATTTGCTAGAATATACTGATACCCGGAAATTTCTTCTTTTAATGATTTAATTTTACTAATTTGTTCTGATACTAATCGATTTTGCTCATTAAGTGACTTGCGTGTTTTATCTAAATTATCAGATGATTCTGGCAAGCTCATTGATGTGATATTATTTTTTACCTCTTGAATATTTTTGGCGTATTCCTGCGCTGATCTTCTTGCTTGTTCCTGGCTTTGGTAAACTGCATACCATGCTCCAGCACCCAGCATAACTAACCCAGGTACACCACCGATCAGGCCAAGTGCACCGCTCATTAAGCGGGTTCCGACAGAGGTAACGCTGTTAAGGTTATTTTGAGCAGAAACCCGGCCTGCAATATTACGACTAAGAGCGGACTGAACTGCAGCCAATTTTCTTTCTGCAACAGCCTGTGCATCGGCATTTTTCGCAGCTACAAGCCCGGCCTGAGCTCGCTCCAGAGCGGTTCGTGCTCGTACTTTTTCTGTAGCTGTCCCGGTGGCAAGTGCTGCAGTCAATCGCCCCTGTGCCGCGGTAACCCTTGATTCTGCGGCCGCAACCCTCTCCTGTTGAGCCGCCTGAATATCTGCACTTTTCGCACTTTGAAGGGCCTGTTGGGCCCGGTAAACTGCGGCGCGGGAGGCGGCAACAGAAGATTGCGCGGCTTTTTCCTGGGCTACTGCAAGAGCTACCTCAGATTTTGCGGCTGAAATAAGTGCGCCAGTAGCACTGCTTGCGCTGGTAACAATCCCGCCAAGATACCGTGCTAATCCAATCCCAACCAGACCACCTGCTGCGGTGGTAACCAGTGACATATTATCTGCTACGTCACTGAGGGCCCCGCTGACAGCGGATGATGTAAGAGAATCCAGGGTCTTTGCCAACCCATCAAGGCCACCAGAAAGTGCATCTGTCGCGCCAGTCGCCTGGTTCACCCCACCAACCCATGCCATAAAGGAGTTAGTGACTTTTTGCATTGAACCGGAAACTGTCGGCGGTAGCGAGGAAAACTCCCCCTGTAACACACCTAACTGACTGATTAAAGCTGGTACGACTTTATCTATCGTGAGTTGCCCCTGATCCGCCATTGCTTTAAGGTCTTTTCGGGCAACCCCCATACCAGCAGCCAAGGCACGGATAACACGATCCCCAGATTCGTTAACTGCATTAAACTCCTCGCCACGCAAAACACCTTGAGCAAGAGCCTGGCTAAACTGGGTAATAACAGAGCCGGCCTCTTCAGAACTAGCACCGGATAGTTTAAGTCCTGTTGATACCGCTTCTGTGATTTTGATTACTTCATCTGAGCTGTAGCCAAATTCACGCATGGATGCAGCTGCACGCGAAAATAGATTGGCGTTATCGGTAAAAGCCGTACCAGTACTTTGACTGATCGCCATTAAACGAGTCTGAGATAGAGTGAAATCGTTTGAGGAAACTGAGGCCTGTTTAAGCCTTGCGTTTACGGAGTTCCACTGGTCAGCAATTTGAACTAATTTACCAGTAGCAAATGCAGCTGCTGCTGCCGTGGCGGCCCGACCAGCAGAAGCAAATCCATCCGTTAATTCGGAAAGAGCCTTTTGGCTTTCCTTTGCTGCGACTGCGGCCTGACGACCACCATTCTGCATGGTTTTATAATAATCCTGCCCCATGCGTGAAGCGCGGGCGATCTCTGTCTGAAATGACTGAGAGTTTGCTGAGACCTTAATAATAAGTTCACGCAGGGTTGCCATTTATTTTTCTCCTGAAATAAAAAGACCTCGCTAAGGCGAGGTCTTTTTGAGGATTTAACTTATTGACAGAAAAGTTTATATTTTTCTAATGCGTTACTATCGCTATCACTTACGATGGTTACTGGCCCGTTATTTTTAAGCTTACCGCTTTCCGTTTCTATAAATACAAAGTATTCTTTTCTTCCTGTATATCCACCATAAGAATTTTTTGCATTAACATTCCCACATACGTATCCATCATTGTCGCCAACCTTGTGATAAAAAGATTCAAACTTAGCGCTATCAGGATCTTTCAGTGATTCTCTAACAACAGTTTCCCCAATAGAAATAAAATCTTTTTCAGATGGCTTGCATGCATTAATTAAAGGAATGCAAACAATCATAATTAGTATTTTCTTCATAATACCCCCTTTGTGGTTCACAGTAGGGGATCCTAAACCGCCGCGTATGTATTGTCACTGAGAAGCCGCAAGCAAAGCGGCTTCTCAGCCTGCAAAAGGATCGCTGCTCTTGACCGCCTTGTGTTCTTGCTTCTCACCTTCCGCACCATACCATTCATGAAGCACCGTTCCATCATTAGATTTAACAACGGCAATATCTGTTTCATGAAGAAAAATGATCCCTTCGGTGCCTTTGTTATGAACCGGACGCCATGAAACCGCGGGGTGGCTTTTGATCTCCCCCTCTTGATATAGCGTTTTAGCTCCAAATGAAACAGAGCAAATTTCAATAATGGACTGCGTAAGACCACCGCGCATTGTTCTGCCTGAGTTCAGGGTGATATGTAAGAGCATTGTCATCTCCAGATGAAAGCCCACACGGGTGGGCTATTTGCCTTTCTTTTCTGCTCGTTTTCTTCGGCGCTCTTCACGCTGCTCCTCGCGTTGCATATCGTCGAACACCTTCATTATCGCTTTCATCATCATGAAATTAACGAAGTGGTGATTAACGCAGCCGTGAATGCGTAACTGCTCGGTGAATTCCTCCGCAGACCGCAGCGCCTCCATCATATTCTTCTCGCCTTTCATGAACTCCGAGAAGTCGCGCCCCGCTCTGGAGGCGCACTCAACGATTCGGTTATTCATGGTTATGCCGCCGCATACAGCAGCTTCATCTGCCCTTTGACAGGAAAGGCAGCCATGCAACGGGCCTCAAAGTCCTTCTGGTCAATGCTGCAACTGGCAATGTTTGTGACGACGATCAGTTGCTGCTCGACCTTCTCCAGCGCATCCGGCTTAAGATGCTGATGAATCTTCTCCTTGCTGTTGTCGGCTGCCTGTTTAGCTGCCTGATAGACATAATCAGGAAGTGCTACACCGTAGACCCAGCGAGCGGTGATCTGACCGAACAACGCCGGACATCCGCCGACATGACCAAAATAAGGAATGCCGGACATTTTCGACAGTGCCTGGTAGAACGGGTCTTTAAACCTTTTTTCCCAGGAACTGGGTTGCTGGCAGACCATGAGGCCGACAATCTGATCTTCAGTGAGCTGAAAATTTTTACTCAGCAGCAAATTTTTAATGTGGCGGTCGCAGGCGCGGGCGAATTTGACTGACAACCAACGGGCGAACTCAACCGCCAACTCTGGGTGCATCCATGTGCCGCCATAACGGCCTTTCTCAATCCTAATTAAAAGGGTAGAAATCTGCCCTTTAGAATTGAATGGTTCAATATCAAGCTCTTGCGCCAACTCGACAACGTAATCCCTTGTTGACTCCAGAATTGTCCAGTTCTTCACTCTCTTCCCGTGATGCTTTGCAGCAACTGTGGCATTAAACCAGCAATCAGAAGCAAAAGGGAATGAATGGTCATCATAATTCATGGGGACAATGTTAGACATATCGGTATTACCTTTTAGTGATGAACCTTGTCTCACAGGAATCCGGCCCACAGAAAGGCACCGACAGCCAGCCGGTATCCTCAAGGCTCATCCTGAAAGGTTCTGTGTGAAGTGCGCGTGAGATGCGCGGTGAAATTTGGGTATAAAAAAGCCCCGCGTTAATGCGAGGCTGAAGATAATTCGATTTTAATGCGATGCTGCGAGCAAAGCGGCCTCTAATCCGGCAAATGGATCGCCACTGTCGATTACCTCATCCTCTTCTGTGCTCCACTTGAGTTGAGCATCTTCGATGGTGACTTTACCGCCCTGTGCCCCGTACATCGCTGAAACCAGCTGAGCATTAAGAATATCGCCACGGATATCACCGATCGGGCTGATACGGTCGTATTCAGCCCACATCCTGAATTCGCCCACCGTCATGGTTTGTCGCAGTTCGCCCAGCGTGCGGCCCATCCGGAGCGCCAGCGCCATCAGGAACTGCATGCCAGGCATTTTTACTTTGCTTTGGCATCATCCGCATCACGAATGAGATCAAGCGCCTGTTTCAGCAACCGGGAATGGACAGGGCCATAAATTGCTTCAACCTGTTCGGTATCATCGACGGTGAAAACGTACTGCAGGTCGGTATCCAGCAGAATATCAATGAAGAGTGTGACATCTGCCCGCATCGTGCGGAACGCGCGTTCTGAAGGGGTCAGTTCTGGCACCTCTGGCGCTTCCTGCCCTTCCGGTGGTTTTGGTTGTTCCGGACTGGCAATCCCCTGCCAGCGAATCCAGGCTTCAGCCGATGGTTCACGAATGATAACTTTGGCGTTTTCCCACTCCGGAACGGTGACTTCTTTTTTACGGAAGCCCGCCATCGGGGCCAGCGCCAGCGCTTTAAGATTCGGTTTTGACATAAAGTTTATCGCCGGTTCCCCGGCGCTCCTTTAACTGATGGTGACAGTGTGGTCTGCAGAGGTGATAACAGTGCCATCGGCATCGGTAGCCACGCAGGAATAAACACCCGCATCGCCTGATACTGCGCTGGCCTTATTAAACGTTGCGCTGGTCTGCCCACTGATGGTTGAGGAAGCTTTTTTCCAGACGTAGGTATAAGGTTCCGTGCCGCCCTGAACCACCACACTCATTGTCAGGGCGCTTCCGGCCGCTACCGTCTGCGATGCAGGAAGGTCAGTGGCAAAAGACAGAATGCCAGAGGCGTCAATGTTGGTTGGTTTACCTTTCAGGCGCAGAGAGAATGTCGCGGCAACGACGCCATTAGTCTGTGAGTCCCAAGTGTGCTGACGAACTTCAGCACGGAACAGGAAGCCGTTTCCGGAAGGGAACACAACCTTAAAACCGTATACGCCGTCATTATCGTAAGCAGTACGCAGCGTATCCTGCGCCGGGTTGCGGTAGAAGTTACCGGAGAGAGACATCTCAGACGGTGCCGGGAGTCCGTTGATATTCTCCGTTTCTTCGGAGCATAGCGTTGTCACGTCAATATCGTTCTTCTGACCAGCGGTAAAACTGGTCTGTTTAATGGTGCAACTCAGGTTGAGCCAGGTCGCAGATGCCAGCTCTTCCGCAGTGACCGGCACTGATGTAATCATTACTACCGTTTTTTGGGCGCGTTCGTACAATGCTGACATTGCAGCCTCCATAAATGAAAAAACCGCCAGCGGCGGTCAGATTGGATTGGTTCCTGTCAGGCAATGACCGTTATTTCAAGCGTTGCCCGATGCAAGTGGGTTGTAGTGTCATAACCAGGGATTTTGGTCACTTCGGTAGGTGAAAGCACTTCCAGCCGGGAAAGGGCCTCAAGCCGCAACGCCCTGGCCTCATCGTTCGTTTTGGCCCACACATCTACCTGAATGTGCAGCGTCGATTCAGCCTGCCCACAGAACACATCCCCGGCAACATCAGTTGGTATAGAGAAAATGATGTAAGGAGCGGCCACAGCGGGTAAATCGTCGCTGCCAAGCGGCACTACATACGGGTAAACCCGCCCGTCTGCCAGCGGAGCAAGCAAAGCGTAGATATCATCCTCTGTCATTTCGCCAGCACCTCATCAATCGCCTTGTTCATTCGGTTCATTGCTGCCTGTGCGGCTTCTTCCTGCCGGGTATCAAACGCAGGACGCACAAAGGGATGTGCCGGGGCCGTAGATGTTCCCAGCTCCACGAAGCGCCAGTAGAAAGCATTCCGCTTGTTGCTGGCCTTCATGGTGTTGTCGCTGTTCCCCGTTCGCGGATTAACGCCACGAATATGCACCCCCGACGCGATTTCCCCACGGCGACGGCTTTTCTGGGTAACGACAACAACGTTTTTCTTCAGTTTTCCACTTTGCTCAGGAGCCCGATCAATCACTTCCTGCCGGAGGACTTCAGCCCCGGCCCGAGTAGAGTCCCGGAGGACTTTGTTGTTTTCGGCTTTGCTGAGGATTTGCAGGTCTCGGGCGATATCCTCTAAGCCGGAAAAATCCAGATTCACATCAATCATTTTTCGGTCCCCTGTTTGCAGAGAATTTCCAGCCGGGTACCTTTGCTATCTGGCACCGGAGGCCCCGTGACATTCAATGTCACTCCTTTGTAGGGGCCGTTCAGGACAAGAAGCCGCGATGATGCCGAAATATCTTTGCGATATCGAACCCAGACACGAACTGTAGCATCTGCCCTTTCTGCTCCTGCTGTCAGGTTCTCTCGTCCACTGATTCCCTTTACCTCTGCCCAGATAGTGGCACCGTCAGACCACTCTTCTGTTGGCTGACCACTCGGTGTTCGCGTAGTAATAAAATTTCGGATGGTGATCCGATGCCGCATTGGTCCAATTTTCATCATCCCCTCCGTCTAAACACCCATTTGAATTCGCCAGGGATTCAGCAACCAGCGTGCGGGTCCTGGGATATCAGGACTCAGATCATCCCCGCGGTTTTCATACAGCCAGCCCACTATAAGAAGAACCGCGCTCTGAATGGAGGGCGTGATGATAAGAGGACGATCGCCGGCACTTTCATTCTCAACAGCACTATCCAGAGCAGCCTGGTCAGCAAAAAAACGTCGGTTAAGAAACTGCATAGCAGCATCCTCCGCAGCGGCAAGATACCCCTCCACCATCGTTTTATCGATTTCATCATCCAGCCTGAGATGTTCCATGGCTGTTTCAGTGTTGATTACCGTCATAACCATTACCCTTTGGTTTCGGGGGCGCGGTTCATTTTGTTATCAGGGACTTCACCAACTATCGTCACCAGCCCGTTACCTTTGAGCTCAGCAGCACGTAAGCGAGAGACATGAAAAGGATCATCGGCGGGCGTCCTGAAAATATCGCCATCCATAAAACGCCGGACAGGCTGAACCTGAATAGTCCCGGCCTCAGTGGGTTCTGGCACCGCATTTTTACCGTCGGATACAGACGGTTCAGCCACATTTTTTCTGGCCATCACAATCTCCTCAGAAAGAGAGGGCCGCTAAGCAGCCCTGAATTGTCAGCCGCCAGAAGCGGTTACATTACCGGTGACAAATGCTTCCGGACGATAAACTGCTAACGCCAGACGCTCTTCCGCACGAATGGTGACCATGTTTTTAATAAAGTCATCTTCGTTCTCAGTGGAGAGCAGCACTTCGATATCCATGCGATCGAAGATTTGCGCAGCCATGTTGAAGGCACCAGTCAGGAAGTTGTTCTGCGCCATAGCCTGAGTTTCCACAACAGGAAGACCCCAGATACGTGGAACACCACCATTGACCGGCTGCGCAATGATGTAGCGGCCTTCGTTATCTTTGGTCAACTCGATGCCTGCCCAGTCAATCGGGTTCAGTACAAAACCAGACGCCGGATATTCTGCAAGAACGGCCTGCAGAACAGCCAGGCGAAGACGGTCGATCGGCGTGGCGTTGGACAGGGTAAGCGCTGGAGCAAATTCTGTTGCCTGCGGCAGAATACCGAGGATATTCGCGCCGGTGCCATCGCCGCTCAGCAACTGCTGCTCCTCTTTAAAGCGAAGACCATACTGAGCACGGCCATCGATATAACTGGCCAGACCGGGCGCATCGTCCAGGATCTGACGGGACGCTTTAAAATAATGCGCAATGGTACGAACCGGCGCACTTTTCAGCTCAAACTTAATGTCTGATTTTGGCTTCAGAGCACCTTCCGCCACAGCTGCAGCATTATTGGTAAACCCCGTTTCCTGAACGAATTCAATACCGTTAGATGCGGTATTACCGGGGATAAGTAGATTACGGATGGTCAGAGTGCGTTCCGGCGGGGCGATAATGCCCTGAACACGATCGGAGACCACCAGACTGTTGGTTGTGCTCACGCCAGTGCCCGTAGTCGCCGGCACGTTCATAATATCTTTCTGTTCCAGCTTGACGCGGATGCTCTTACGGGCCGAACTGTCCATGCCTTTGAACTCTTCACTTTCGACCACCAGCTCACCGAGCGATTTTCGCTGTGCAGGTGCATCGTTCGGGCGGCGTGCACCTTTTTGCTCCAGCTCAGTGAGACGTTCTTTCAGCTCGTTCATCTGATTAAGGCTTTCGTCCGTTCTTTGTTTCAGTTCCAGCGAAACGGTTTCTCCTGCCTCCATTTTTCTCTTCACGTCTTCGCCGAAGTTTTTGACCTGATCAATCACCATGGTGAGCTGGGAGGAGATTTCGCCAATACTTTGTGGCTGATCGTCAGCCGATTTTTTCTGGTACATATAAATCCCTTAGAGAATTTTTGGGAGAGAAAACTGGCTCAGTTGCTGGCGCATCGCCGCAATAGCCGCTTTGGTTTCGCCGTCTTCGCCCCCGGACTCACTCCGGTCAAGCAGATAGGACAGTCCGCGGGAGGCGACCGCGGCGGACTGACTTTTCGAGAAACCTGCCTCTCGCAGGAACTTCTCAAATTCAGGTAAGGAAGGAAGATCACCGTGTGACAGCTTCGACTTAATGACGTCAATACGCGCATCATCATTGGCCGGCACGGTAACAATGGAGATTTCAACCAGGTCGAGCTTCGTTAAGGTGCGGATCCGGGTTTTCTCATCGTAATTTGACTCACGGACGTAATAGCCAATGGAAAGGCCGGTAATGGCACGGGTTTTCATGCCCCGCCAGGCGGTTTTCGCGTAGGCCGCGTCTTCAAGCCACAGGGCCCCTTCACCAAAAAGCCCATGTTTATCTTCTTTCAGGGTCGAGATGTCCCAGTTCCCGATGGGTTCGCCGGTGCGATGCTGCCAGAGAACCGGAAACGTTCTTCCCTTCGCCCGTGTTTCCTCGATACTTTCGAGGAAAGCACCCGGCGCCACGACTTCGTTGTAGCTATCCACCACATCGAAGACAGAACCGTACCCAGAAAAAAGGCCGTCATCGTTGACGGCCTTAATGTCGAAGTCGAATGCCTTTACTTTCATGGCTGCGTTTTTCCGGTACATTCCGGCGTCTCCTCTGATTTAATGCCAAGCCATTCCCGCAATGCGTTTTTGGCTGATTCACTGTCGCCGGACTTACCAAGCTGATCAATCGGCAGCAGGTTGGATTGAACGGTTAGTTGGTCAGCACCAGGTTTTGGCTGAAGGTTTTCTTTTTGCCGTGCTTCATTGCGGGTCATCAGACCGTTCTGGGTCATCGTTGAGTAAAAAGCGGCACGGGCGGCGCTGTCGGCACGTAAGAGACCTTCGATGGAAAACTCCGCGAAGTACTTATTTCTTTCTCCCGGCGCCAGGAGACTTTTACGAATCGCCTGCTCAATACGGGTCAGCCATGGACGAAGTGAAAACGTTAAAAAGCCAATCAGCATCTGTTCGACGCCACTTCCCCACATCGTCTGCCCCTGGGCGCTATGTCCAATCAACCCCGGCCATACTCTGAACCACCGACAAATCTCTTCGATATTGAATGCTCTGGACTGCAGCATCTGGGCGTCTTCCGGGTTGAGGTCAACAGGCTGAAACTTCATTCCGGCTTCAAGAACCATCATTTTCCCGGTATTCATGGATCCAGAAAATTGTTCAACCATGCTTTCACGTACTTCATTGCGCTGCTCTTTTTTCAGGATCTGATCCATTGAGAGAACGCCGCTGGGCCGCATACCGTTTTTAAAAACTTTGGCGCTGGCTTCATCTGTTGCCATTGCCAGACCAAGTGTCTGTCGGGCATAACTGACAGGTGACAGGCCCATGACACCATTGGTGCTGAACGCACGGATGTGCATGATGTCCCGTTCATCAATGTTTCGGGATGTACCTGAAGGCCAGTCACGGTAGGTATAAATTGGATCTCCGCTCTTGCTTAAATCAACCTTCATCCTTTCTGGCCTGAGCGGTACAAGCGAGGTAATACGCTTCCCGGTACGGTCGATTTCCGCGTAAGCATTCCCCCATAAAAGAAGGCTGGCCATGATCATTTCCCAGAACTCCACAGCGGTCATGTCAGCATTCGGTTGATTATGGAGGAGCTCATAAAGCGGGTGATCATTTGCACTCTGGCGACCATCAGCCGTTTTTTCGTAAAAACCAACAGGCAAAGTCGCGATGGTTTCGGATAACAACCTTACGCATGACCACACTGCCGATAACTGCAGGGCTTTATCAACCGTAACAGATTTGCCTGCTGCGGACTGCCCACCAGCATAAGCAGCCCAGAATTCACCGTCGGTAAGTGAGATGGGTACGCCGAGCCACCGGCGAACGGCGCTTTTTATCCGGCCTGGCTTCTTCTCTTTATTCATGGTGACTCACACAATGATGGGATTACTGAAAAAGTCGTCGATATCGCCAGAATCATCCTCATAGCCTTCGGAGGCACCGATTGCCATAGCGCCCGCTACAATGCCGTCGATACGCCCGGTACTTTTTTTCTTGGCAAAAATTCGGTTTTCTTTCTGATCAGCCTCCGTCACTGCTGAAGCCGCATTCCAGCGAAGACAAGGGTTCGTCCTGATGATAATGACGCTGTCATCAAGCAACTCTTCAAACAATTCGATGGAGTGAGGCATCCACAGCCCGGAATCTTTCGCTTTGTAATACCCTTGCCCATGAGGAATTAAGGGAACAGAAACAGATGCTTCCTCAAGCTCCGGCTCAAGATATTTAATGCGATACTGGTCGAAGGCGATGGCCTTGATATCAAACTTCTCCGTCAGATCGGCAATACGCTGGGCAACAAAGCCGTATTTCACCGCTTTGCCTGGCGTAGTGTGGATGTGACCATCGCGCTCCCAGGCGTCATAAGGTACCCGGTCCGTTTTGGCCCGTTCCAGTAACGTATCTTTCGGGGTCCAGAACTCCACCAGCAACTTACGTTGTTTTGGAAAAAACAACGCCAGTGCCGTCAAATCACGCGATCCGGACAGGTCTAAACCGCCATAGCATTCCTCACCTTCCAGTTCATCTGGATCAAAGCTCTCCTCACAACCCATCCAGACATCACTGCTCATCCACGGATTAGCCGCGTCAACCCACTGACAGAAGTTAAGACGTCTGACGATGCTCTCTTTCGATGGCATCCCGCGGGCCTGAGTCACCTGCTCACGAAGATAGCTTTCTTCAAAGGTGTGACCCAGCGAAGGGTTAGCTTTCTTCCAGCAGGACTCATCCTTGAAAGGATCGTCTCCTTCATCCAGAGAACAAATGAAGGCAAAAAAGCTGTCATCTTCTATCGAACCGGCAGAAACCTTTCGGCCGTATTCGTGATAGTCATAGCAGACGCTCGTTTTATCGTGCCCACTGTTGGTGATCATGAAAATCAGCGCCTGCCGACGACCTTTGGTACCGGCACGCATCATTTCAACAACCTGATTGCTTTTATGCTCGTGAACTTCATCAATAAGAGCGCAATGTGGTCGCGGGCCGGACTGCCCGTCATCTGAACTGATTGGACGAAAGAAAGAACCAGACTGAAGAAAAGCCAGGTTCCATTCCTTCCCGGCACCACCTGATTTCTGAATACGTGCGGAAAGAGCTGGAGATTGATCCACCATCGCAACCGCATCACGGAAAAGGACCATGGCCTGGTCTTTCTTCGTGGCAGCGGCATAAACTTCAGCGCGTGCTTCTTTATCCGCAGTGAGACAGTAAAGCCCTATACCCGCAGACAGAGGGGATTTCCCGGATCCCTTCCCGGACTCCACGTAAACCATTCGGAACCGGCGAAAACCTCTGGCGTTTTTCCAGCCAAAAATAGATCCAACGATGAAGCACTGCCATGGCAGCAACACGAAAGGCTCGCCTTCGAAATCACCACCATTGAGCTTCAGAACTTTAGCAAAATAGTCAATCGAGCGTTGCGCCGCCTCAACATCCCAGTGCAGACCTCGGGCATGACATGACTGCAGATCGTTGAGGTGGCGCTGGCATGAGTTACGTATGTCAGGACCAGCCAGTTCTTTGCCCGAGGTTACATCCATCGCATATTGGGTTGCTGGATCAACCGAAGAACTTGTCGAGCGTGTCCTCTTCGGGGTCTTCGCCATTCACTTTCACCTTCGTCCTTGCCGCTGGCGTCAGACCGAATTCAACCAGGTAACTTTTAAAACGGCGGTCGGCATCGGCCAGCATCGAAACGGCCGGGTTAGCTTTGATAAGAAAACCACCCTCGGTCTGGACGGTATAGGTTCTTCCCTCTACTGCGATGGTGTCGCGCAACTGAAGGATATCAGCGTAAATATCGCATAGCCGTTCAAGGGCTAAGGTATCGGCAACCGTCAACACCCCCATCCCGTCAAGGAGAACAGTCAACCTTCCCCAGGCAACCTTTCCCCAGTCGGTCAGGTGCGCCGGCGGGCTTGGAATTTCTCGCGCCGGAGTCGGTTCTTTATCGTTGAGTTTACGTTTGCCCGGGTTGCCGGAGACCACTTTGAGGTGGGTCGGTTTCGGGCGTCTTCCTGCCATCGGAACCTCCCGGAAAAAAACTTTTCATTTCGCGGTTGTGCACAAAAAGGATGGGCGGCGGTCATTTAGGGTCAGGATTCTGGACTTTTGACCCGCCCCCTCAGGTGAGAATTGATATCATTTGAACCAGTGCGAGTTAGGATCAAGCGGTATGCCGCTCTCATCACAGCCTATGACGGTGCCGCTCTTCTCCATTCGCTGCTTCGTGGAATCGTGGTGCTGCTTACACAGCCCTTGCCAGTTCTTCCGGCTCCAGAAAAGCTTTTGCGCCTTCGCTATTGCCTGGCTGTCACCAGAGCGCAACGCCTCTTTCAGTTTGTGCGGGGTGATATGGTCAACCACCGTTGCCGGTGTCACCCTTCCCTGCAGCTGGCACATGACACAGAGCGGATGAGTACGGAGAAAACCGAGACGCTCACGGTCCCATTTGCTGCCATATATACGTGGTTCTTTCTTCATGCCCTTCTCTATGTCCTGTGTCTAAACCCTGTAGGCTTCGACCACTTGCCTTAGTACTTCAGCCTGTTCGAAAACAGGTGTGGAGTAATAATGCCGCCATGTTTATTACCTTCCTCTGATGGCGTTAGCCACCTCTCGGTAATTCCGAGCAGCGGCATCATCAACAGCTTTTTGATAGCTTCGATTTGTTCAAGACAAGGTGTTGCATCGAGGTAAAGCTTGATAACCAGCTCTCTTCCTTTTGTATCACGCCCGGGAGAACTCAGATTAATAGCACCATCAACTGCAATTCGATCCGGAAAGAACTCAGGGATTCCATTGACCTTACCACGACATCCAAATGCATCGTATTCGGCGAATCCGGCTCCGCTATGGAGTTCATATCCTGTCTCTTTCACAACAATGCGAAGCGATTTGTTGGCTTCTTTTAGCGTTACACGTTTCATGTGCGTTTCCTTTTAGACGTGAGCCTGTCGCACGGCAATGCCGCCCGAGAGGTAAACGCTACCTAACGGCATTACCCAGGCTTGCGACTGAAAAACTCTCTTTGAGAGGACGCGTGCGATGTTCAATAAAAAAGCCACCTACAGGTGGCCTTAGTGACGGAAGTAAAAATGCTCGGAGGCGGTTGCTCAACTGAAAATTTTTATCAAAATGCCAATCGCAAAGTTAAGGCCACCACCTAAAGCCAGTGAGCTAAATCCAATGACTAGCAGAACAGCACCTTTCCTGGCGTTGAACCTATCTATCGCCACGGCCATGCCATTTTTTAACCCCGCATCGACAGCAGCGCTTAAGCGCCCTGCATTATCCCACTTCGGGTTTTCGCTAATGTCTTTTATCTCGCCAAGAGCTTTCTCGTGCGCATTAAGAACGTCAGCAATCAGCACAATTAATGTCTTCACCCTGAATGCGAGCACAATTGAACCTAATGTTATAAGTGCTGAACCGATAATTTTTACCAAGTCCTCATTAGCAATGAGCCAATCGAACATATCTCCTCCTATGAAAGAGGGAATTTTATCATCACAATAGCTAATTGGACTAACAAACCATTATCAAACCCAACCCTGATTAATGTTGTAATACCTGCCACACTCTCGCAGTGGTCCGCGCCCATGCCCTTGGATGCTTGTCGCGTCAACGCCGCTTATAATCGGTGCGCGTCTGGCGCTCGCGCTGCTTTACCGGAGCATGTTCCCTTATTTACCCTCACAACGGTCTGCTATACCTGCTCGCCATTACACGACTCGGGGCAGCATAATTACTGCTACATTGCTTTTAGGTTGAGGTATACCCGCTTATTGCTTCATGGCCTTACCCTTACATGGGGATAATATTGGCTTTATCCCTTAGTGGGGTTAACAGTCAGCATCAGGCCGGGCTACTGCTCGGCATGCCCACATACAGGCTTCCTGCATTTTGGTGCGGGCGATTGCCAGGCTGCGCATAGCTTCATCAATCTCCCGAGCCTGCTCAGCACTTAACATTGCCGGGCCATTACGGACAGCCAACAATTCACCTCGCTCTGTATCGAGCAGACTGCAAAAATGCCGGCTGACACCTTTGAGGCGGTTCATCCGCTCAATGTCGCCAGCGGTTAATGTGCGGTAGCCTTTTACAGTGCTGCCGTCCTGCGGTTTTGCTTCACTCATTTCGTAGCCTTTTCGGTTGTTGGTGGACAGTTAGCTTACGCTGGCTTCCGCAGGCTCAGGAAGGTGCTCCAGTCTTGAGCAAGTCAAAAAGTATTCACGCGCTTCAATAAAATTGTTAAAGCCTGCGGTAACAGAATTGAACCCACGTGAACCGTCTTTGTCCGTGGTGTTAACCTCAAAGCCCAGAGTCCGGAAATCGTCAGCAAGCTCAACCAGTTCGAGATGAAAAAAGCCATCTTCTGATAAGTGCTGCATCAGTACCCTTTCCATGAAACCACCCTGATTTGGATATTCTTTATCGACATAAAAAAGCATGATTTACCTCTGAATCATTTCGGGCAGTTAGCCAGCACTGATTTGTTGTGCGCCAGAATGTCGCGTTTGGTCTGCTTATCCAGCACGTCAATATCGTGGTCGGTCAGGTAGATGATCCGCACCCAACTGCAGGCGGTATCGATGACTTCAGGTTTTGCGGGTAAAGTTTTCGCGCAGCTCCCGATCAACATCGTCATCAGGCATATGGCTAACAGTCTGCTGTACATCGCTGGCCCCTTTCGTTACCTCAGCTTTGCGCTCTGCCGCAGCGACAGTAGCGACGGCGTTCTCTTCGGTTCGCTGCTGTTCTGCTTTGGCTTCGGCCTTGCTAGTGCCGCGGGCGTGGCCAATACCGAACGCACCGACAATAGCCCCCAGAATGAGAACTGCCAACCCGGCGATTATTTCAAAGCTCATTGCTGCGGCCCCTTCAGTTCGTTGGCCTTATCTTTCAGTGCCGGTTGCCTTACGTATTGCGAGAGCACCGCCAACACCACCAGCGCAGGACTAATCATCGCCACTATGTTTGGCGGCAGAATACTCTTGATATCCGGCGGCAACATGGCCCAGGCATGAAGAGCTGCATCCGGGAATGACTGGGCCCAAACACCAATCAGCGCGCCGACAGCACCCAGCCTCACAGACCACGTTTTCAGTAACAGACGAGCGTGAGCAACAAATTCCAGTTGGGTATATTTGCGCAGCAGCAACAGGACCAGTATGGCCACCAGCGCCAGCAGGATGAAAATCAGCATCTTCATAGCACGCGCTCCTTAACCCAGCCGTAGAGAAAGTCCTCATTTGCCTCTCGCCCTTCAGCCAGTTCGAGATACCTGGCACCCTGGCTGCAATTCAGCGCTCGAAGTAGCACCTGCTCCCCTTCTTTCCCACGGGCCGAAAGATATCCCTTCAGAGCGGTAATTGTTCGGGGGCCAATGGCACCGTCCGGGATAAGGTCGGGATAAAGCTTCCCGCGCATATTCATTGCCGTAAGCCAGCGCTGAAAGAACTTACTGGCGACGGTGGGCCCCATGTTTACACCTGTGTCGCAAAGTTCATCCGCCAACTGCGTAGACAAATTTGCAACCAGGTCGAAGCGAGGGCCTGACCAGTAATCATTAAGCAGGATTTGTTTTGCTGTTTCTCGGGGTAGGTTTCGCATGTCGCCGGTATAGCCATGCGCACGAGCGGTTGTCTGTGTGATGCCCCAGCGGGTCGGACCGCCTTTATCCGACGGGTGATCGACATACCCGCCTTCTTTTCCGAGGATACCTTCGATAATCTGATCTGCTGTTGCCATGTTTACACCTTGTTTTTCCCCTGCCAATGTCAGCGCGTAGATAACCCGGCGCTGATAACAGCCGCCTTTTGAAATTGTGATTGGTTCATCAGTGCCTCAGTGCATCAACCAGACGTGCGACGTTCCCTCTGAACCAGAGAACGGCACCGCAGATAAGAATGTTTGCCAGAACCACCAGCCAGTGTGACTGAGGGTACAGACCGAAAATTAGTTTTAAGGGGATGGTGGCGTACACCAGAATTGTCAGGTAAGCCAGAAACGATATTGCTGGCCGGTGTCTTGCGCCTCGACGCTGATAGAACATTAACGCTCCGATTATCAGCAGGCAGAGGATCGAATTCACCTTTGCCGTGGTATCACTAATCAGAACAGCGTTGACCATCTGGCCGAGCATCATCACCGGGTCATTTGCTATTACCATTTGAACCTCCTCCCCATATTCGGGAAAGTATTCCAAACAGGCCTTTCAGATCCTGACTGTCGAGGAAGGTAAGCACCTTTATGCATAAAGCTGAAAAAATAACAGCACCCAGTGCATCCAGCGGTTTATCGTAATGGGTTAGTGAATTCAGCTTTGAACCCGCCAGCCCGGCACCAAGCACGCCCACGATAAACGATGTCAGGAAATATCCAGCCAGCCTGATTCGGCTAATGTCTGCCGCGGTTACCACATAAAAAACTGAACCAGCAAAGGCACCAAACACGACGCCGTAATCAATCCCGGTAGCCAGGCCAAACATACTGGCCCCCATCAGACCACCAGCCGCAATCGTAGTCCCAGAGACAGGATCGGACATTTAGCCCCCTCTTTTGCTGTGAGTCCTCTCAATAGTGAGGGGAATAAAAAAACCGCTGTCTAAGCGGGTATAGGTAGTGACTCTCTGTCAAAGGCACCCGAAGATGCCTTTTGCACAGTGTCAGGACTTTCTTTTGAATGGCCAGTAACGGCAGACAGCCAGCGCAGCGAGGATAACCACCAGCAGCACCATATCCATCAGCATGCCAGCCAGTCGCCAGGCTACGAACAGTAGAACGGCAAACAGCGCCCAGAAACACAGCCTGCGCAGCATGATTATTTACCGTTGGTACCGAGCACCCTGCTCAGGTTTTTCAGCAGGACAGTCGAGGCCGTTTCCAGCATGTCATCGCCCGCATCGGTATTGGCGACCACCAGCGTCTTAGTGCAGGGAACCTTCACCTTCGAATCGCTCAGCCAACCGGATTCGGTCACCGCCTTTTTCAGTTCGTACACTGGTTTCCCGTTAGGCAACTTATCGTCTACGTGCCAGCCGTTCATGTCGATCATCGTCAGGCCGCTGCCTTCCTGATTAACCGCCTCCAGAAACTTATTCGACCGGTCCGGTGCTGATACCCAGAGGAAGGCGTCATACTCGCCAGTGGTGACTTTCGCCAGAGAGCGCACACCGCCTTTGGCATAGGTCTCGACTTTGGCGTAATCCTTTTCCAACCCCTGAAGATATTGCCAGGATGCATACGATCCGCTGGTTGGCTCGCCGACTGCGATTTTCACACCAGCCTTTAAATCCCCTTCATCGCTGACCTTGCCGCCCTTCTTCACCGCGACAAAAACGCATTCATCAGCCAGTTCGCCGATGATGTCCACATTCTGCGCTTCGTTGCTATTCCGACTGCGCCAGAACTGGAAAGCATCAGCCTGGGTGAAACCAATCTGGGCGGTACCGCTGGCCACCTTGTCGAGATTGTCCAGAGAGCCTTTGCTGGGGATCACCGTCGAGCTGTAGCCATACTCACTTAGTGCGCTGGCGAGATTAACGCCATATACCGCGTTATAGGTCAGGCCCTGCTGGCCAGTAGTAATGACGACATCCGCTGCGGCAGCAACATTACTCAGGCACAGCGAAGCGACCGCAATTGCGGCCATGATTAACTTTTTCATGTGACTTTCCTTTACAGGGGTGAGCCAGTGCCCAGAGGTGATCGCCCTCAGAGAAGTCACACGACCATTCTGTGGCTCACCCCTGTTAAGGCTCTGAGGATGATATGCACCGGCACAGGTGCAGAAATGAAAAAGCCCGCGTATGCGAGCCTTTAATTGTTGCCGCCACATGGCGACTTTTTCACCAGTCTGATATCGTTGATTTGCCAATAACCATACAGACAAGGGGATTAATGTGTCTGACTACCACAACCTGTTACATGTGATTAAATCGCGCGTGTGTGAAAACAGGAGCATGTCGCACTCCGCTTATTATCCGGGCAGCATGCAGGACAATCAGATCAGAAACAGAACGGCGCTGATTTATGTCCTCGAAATGCTTCTCCATCTGCACAGACAAAAATATGCCACTATTTTCAATCCGCTTGAGGGGAAAGCTGCGCTGCACCATCTCATCTTTATGAAAACAAAATGGCGGCCGTCAGAAATCAGAGATCTGAAATTGGAGGATGCTCTTTTTGTTATCCAGGATGAACTGAGGATAGAGAACATAAGCGACGAAGCTCAGGAGGCTTTAAGCTCGTTCAACCTCCCTTCTGTTGCTTTCCTGTTTGAGGATTTTCCAGAAGAGGACTGGAACTATAGGGAAAACTCAGCGTTCCTTCGAAACCTGATGATGAAAGCAACTCAATAGACTTGTCGATTTCTTTCAGCCGTTCTTCAAGAGCGGCTTTTTCTGCCACCAGACGATTGAAGTGTGCAAGATGGATTGTCTGTTGCCCAAGCCAGTCTTCAAGTTGTTGAGTGGTCATGCCCGGGTTAAAAAAATATGGTTGCTGCATACCATTCCCCCAAGAATAGAAAAAGCCCGCAGATGCGAGCCATTTGAGTGCCGGTTACGGTTCCGGCCAGGCCTCTTCCTCAACGGTTTTTTCTCCATACGGAATACCGTTTGTTGGTCGTTCCTGCGAGTTCATTACGCCGGTTACGTTTATCCGGCGGCTTTCGCCCGGTTAAGCCCTAAGGTAAGGGATTTGGTTGTGGTGGCTGGCGCCCATCTCCTGCTTAACGTCAATCAACGCTTGCGCATCGCTACGTTATGGGCCGGGATAAACCGATATGTTCTCTCACCACAACGGAAAGAGCACTGAGCACTTTGTTGGCGCTCTATGCTGCTGCGTAGGTTGGGTTATGGGCCCGTTACGCCAATGCTCTTACCTGTTGTGTGCTCCGTTTCGTGGAGCCGACGCCGCCGGAATCGCACCGGCAGGATCATCACATTGGTATATTGTGCTGGTTGACGGAATCGAACCGCCGACATCCTGCTTACAAGGCAGGCGCTCTACCTACTGAGCTAAACCAGCAAATTGCGCATTTCACTGACCGTCTGTTCAAACCGCTCGGTTTCCAGTTCAACGCCTATCCCACGCCGCCCGAGCAGAGCAGCTTGCTTTAGCGTTGAACCAGAACCAGCAAAGAAATCAGCTACGACCTCCCCCGGCCGACTGCTTGCAGTAATGATCTGCTGGAGCATATCGGCAGGTTTTTCGCATGGGTGCTTACCTGGGTAGAACTGAACAGGCTTATGCGTCCAGACGTCGGTATATGGCACCGCGACCGATACGCTAAATGGTCGCCGTAACCGGTAATACTCCTGCTGAAGTTCAGAGTACTTACGGTTAAGTGATTGCCATGTCGCCACAAGCTGGTGGTGTGGCTTGCCCAGTTCGCTGCGGGAGTATTTATCCATAGCAATTTTCTGGAACAGCGCCTGCAGCTTCAGGTAATCAGCTTCGTTCGGCAGCTGCCACTGACTCAGACCAAACCAGTGGGATACCATATTCTTCTTACCTGTGGCTTCTGCAATCTGCATTGACGTCACGCCGAGAGATTCCCTGGCATCCCGAAAGTAAGAAATCAGAGGCGCCATGACATGCTGTTTTAACTCATTACACTTTGCAGCATATCCATCATCTTTGGGCTTGTATGGCCCCTGATAATGGTCGGCAAAAATGATACGTTCCGTCGCAGGGAAATATGCCCGGAGACTCTCTTTGTTGCATCCGTTCCAGCGTCCCGAAGGTTTGGCCCAGATGATATGGTTGAGCAGGTTAAATCGCTCTCTCACCAACAGTTCTATATCCGCTGCCAGGCGGTGCCCACAGAACAGATACATGCTGCCGGCAGGTTTTAACACTCGCCAGAACTGTGCCAGACAGCTATCCAGCCAACGTAAATAGTCTTCGTCCCCTTTCCATTGGTTATCCCAGCCGTTTGGCTTCACCTTAAAGTAAGGCGGATCGGTAACAATCAGATCAATGGAGTTATCGGGTAGCGTTGGGAGGTATTGCAGGCAATCAGCATTGATGAATTCGATACTGGATATTTTTACAGTATTTTTCATAGATCAGTAAGCGCAACTCTGTTAGGCTCACTATGCTTTTGCGCTAAAGCAGTGGGCCTTGGTTAGCTTGTGACCTCAAAGCATGAGCTGATGGCTGGTTGGGTGCTACAACACCCACCAGCCGCCCATTTCACAGTAAAAAGCCGCCATGGATATTCTGGCGGCACGATTAGACTGGCAGCTAATTATCTAGTCTCCAGATAGAGTCATCCAATTCAATGTGAATGCACCCATCTCTAACTTCATAATTAATCAACCCTGTATCTTCGTGGGAATCATTCATATCTTTGCATCCAGCAAAGAAATTAATCCCGACTTCATATTCGAAGTAATTTTCACCAATGCTGACAACTTCAAATGTGCCATCAATAACGGAGTAGCTTGCATCACCGCCATAACCAGCAAGGAAATAATCTTCGAACAGATGGGAGTGTGACTCCAACACTCCTGTAACAGCATCCAGGTTCTCTGGATCAACGCCATTTAAATCAATCTCGTAATCTTTCATACTCATTTTTCACCTCAATATATGATTTAGGGTGAAAAAATATTAATCGCTAAAGAGTTATGTCAGAAATGATTTTTAAGTCAGAAACATAAAAACTCTAATTCATTGATTTAAGTGATATTATTTATAGTTAAAAACAGTACCCATTACAGAAGGAGTTTATAACATCCAAACTCGTATTCTGATAAACCAGCCATCACAAGTTGCGTCAGTATTAACTGGCAACGTTCGCGCGTCAGGTGTGTGTTCTGCGCAATTTCCCCAGCCGTAGCCGGTTTATCGCTTAGCTCATTAAAAACAGCTTTTGCTGTTTCCGTCATATCTTTCTGATTTAGCATGTCTTTTACCTCAAAAGGTGGCGTGACATACAGATAACTCTGGTGACGGCATCCAGCAAGAAGCAATTGAAATAGAAGCCGATTTTCTTGATTTACGCCCATAAAAAAACCCGCTCGCTGGCGGGTTCATCAACGTTGAACATACAAAGCCCATCGTTATAGATAAAATTACACAAAAGCGGCAACTTTGCAAGTAACGTGTCGCTAAATTATGCGATATTTATCAGATCAGGCACCCTTGTCACACGCTTCAGTTGTGAGTCGGTATAACTCTCTTCCTCAAAGCATTTAGTTACCAGGCTTTCATAGAAAGGCTTCCAGCTATATCGCCAGGTTCGCTCCGGCAAACCAGGAAGCTCGGATAACATGCCCCTGTAAGCATTTGATGACTTAGGGCGACTATAACCACGTCCTTCACAGCGTTTGCATACTTTGTAGACTGGCACTCCCTGCAGTTCTGTCTCTTTACGGTCCAGCGTTTTTCCCGTGCCGCCACACTGGCATCGCTTGCTGATTTTCCCGGTCCCACCGCATTTGAAGCAAAGAATATGATCGATATCTTCTACCTGCCGTATTACTTCAAAATCGGAAGGTGACTGGCCGAGGTCTTTTGCCCATTGCGGCAATCTCATCGTGTAATGGCTTTTTTCCACCATTGTGGATTTTTTGATAAAGCCTGAACCAGAACATTTCCGGCAATCAACGCTGTCCGCTGCAGACGATGCATAATCGTTGTAAGCAAACCTAGCTATGATCACCATACAAAGCGGAAACTTTTTCCCTGCTGCCTTTCTTATCGCCCTAGGGGCTTTTGTTTTTGCGTATTCAGCTAACCAACTGACCGATGCCTTTCTGTCATGTTCACTAATTCCCGCCTTACCCAAAAACATAGACAGACCTATTCCTGCTTCTGCTTGAGTCATCCCCAGAGCAGCCATTACATCTGTCACAGTGAGTTGCTCGCTAGCGGTTGCACGGCCGCTGTCGGAAATATGCATTCCTTTAGGCGCGAAAAATTTGGTAATTGATTCAATATTCATGCTCAGCACTCCATACACTCATGCTTTTAAAATGACACCAATACCCATTACCCGATCCAAAAACCGCGCCCACAGTTCTAACTGTGTACCGTATTTCTGTTCGAATGCTGGTGCATCGGCATGTAATTCGTCGTGGCACACTCTGCACAGTGGGATCACGAAGAGATCATGGGCTTTAGTTGCGGTTCCTCCCAGGCCATGGCCTATGATGTGGTGTGGATCGTCAGCCGGCTGTCTGCAGCATTCACATGGCTGCGTTTTTACCCATCGGGTGTATTCAGAACTGACCCAGCGACGCCGCTTAGGCCGGAGCATAAATGATTCCGGGCTTTCGGGATCGATAGACAGCTTCAGGACTGGCTTATGATATTCCGGAGGTTCTTCAGCTAACTCGTCAATAACACCGCTTTCTGGCAGTCCTAGTCCCTTCACCAATTCCTGAAAAATATCGACCGCGGGTACCGACGGGACAATGTCGCTTTCTTTATAGACGGAAAGAAACGGCTCATTTGGAAGCCTTAAAGCGTGCTGTGCCATCGTTTCAGTAACGGCTTCGCCAATACCCGACTTCACCGCCCACCAGCAGAGCTCCGCCATTGATAGCTCGCGTTCCTTGTTATACCCGAGACTGATTAGAACAATGTCGATAACCCAATCCACGACGTTCCGGTAAGCCAGTTCTGACAGCTGAACCGTAGTCTGTTCTGCCAGTGTCCGGTCGCAATGCCAACATACCACCATCGCGCCAGGGGGATGGCGCATGGTTACAACCTCATGGTGATGGTAATCAGAATGAGGGTACTGGCATTCTTTAAATCTCCGGATCAACCATGCTTCCAGCGCATTAATACCACCAGCAGCATTCAAAACGCGTTCATCACTGAAAAAGACGCGCAATATGTCCAGTTCGGCAAGCGGTTGGCGCGCATCAGGGATCCGTCCTGTCGGCAGGGATTTCATCTTATCGGGCTGGCGCTCAATCAGAACGCGGCCGCCGATAAAAAGATGCATTAACTCGCGCCCAGGCTTAAACAGCACAACGCCGAGACGTGGAACAATTTCCGGAGTAAGCAACGCTCGCACAATGCCCCCTAAACCGTCAGATCTTTTAGCTTCTGCACGGCTTTACCAACTTCAGCCATCGCATCGACAAACTCGTCAAACTTCCTGCTGGCCATTCCATACGCCTGGAGAATCTCCAATTTCAAGGGATCGAGCTGCTTCTTAATTTCTGCACGATCCCCGGCTTTTTTCTCCGCTTCCTCTGCCGCTTTGATCAAGGCGTCAGCCTGTTTACGTAATGCTTCCGGTGTTACTTCTAGCTGTTTATTCATTTTGCATTCCATCGTCGGCTGAGGAGGTGTCATAGCAGGCACCACAGGGTTGTGACCATATTTAGGGTGGTGCAAAGTTGTAGATCTTCCGTCGTCAACCACGCAAAGCATCCCACTCTCCCGGATGATATCGATCAGGGTCTCTTTGTCTTTGCGATTGAGCCCACTGTATGCCGTCACTTTGTGTGTCAGGTGGGTTAGCGTTGCGCCTTCTGGTTGCCTCTCTACAAAGCGCTTTACCCTGGAAAGCACTGGTTGCAGGTGTGGGGGAGTCATTCTCATGTTCACCCCTTACTGCGTGACAACGCCAATTAGCTTTAAAAGCTCAGGAAATTTCGATTCGAAGAAGTGCGGTTGCGTCTCACGTGGGTTTGCCGGGCTGGTGATGTTTTTACCGTACAGACAACCTTTTGCCGTAACAGACCAGAATCTTTTCACGCCATTGATACCCGTTCGGCTGCGGCGCTCCTTCTGCTCGACTATGCCGTGACCAGCCATAAGGTGATAAGCCTGGTTCGCGGTCATTCTGATGTTGTTAGCTTTAAGCAAAGCGCTAAGAGACAGTGTTGGTCTGCTGGAACCATCCTGTGCGCCAGCTGGCGCATCAATGGCGTATGAAGGCATTAAATCAGGCAGCCCAGCCACCTGCTGAAGCTTCTGATATGCCCCGAGCTTTGACGAATTAGAGAGATTGAGCATTTTGGCTGCAGATTCCAGGAGGATTATGCCAGCCTGAATGCGATCGGTATTGACGGTTGCAGCCCCAGCAGTGTGGAGCGCGTCAAACGTTCTGATGACCTTCAGATTAAAAACAGCGCTGATCCACATCGCGTAGGCATACACCAACTCACGGCAAACATAGGTACCTTGCTCATTTCCGCCGCGGATGACACTTACAGGTTCTGAAATATCCGAGTTGCTATTTTGCAACTCGCCTATCAATTGCGCAGTTTGTTCGTTGCGGAGCCAGAATGCAGGCTTATGGCGGTCTAGGGAGCCGGAAGCACGATGGAGATCGTTTAGGCAATAACGACCAAGGACATCACGACGAACAAAAATACCATCAATAACAAAAAAGGTGTGATTATTGGATGCAGCAGCACCCATGACGTGGTTAGTCATAGCTTTCTCCATACACTTTAACGTGACGAAAGGGCCTGCACGCCCGTTTCGTTTGCACTCTTTGACATTACTGCCATATCGGCGAACTTTCAACCCACAGCTGTACATGTATCCACCACTTTTTTGTATGCCGTTATGGTGATTTCTACCCGTCCTCCCTTAACATTCTCACCCCACTCAATAGCCATGCGCTTTACCTGGCTGTCATCCTCCCAGATGCCAGCGAATGTCAGTGCGTCAAAAAGCGTTTTGTTGTAGTTATCGAGGTCGCGACGGCGGTAATCCGGCGGATAAAGGACTATAGCCACTTCTGCATTGGCAGCTGATGGCCTGGGGATCGCCTTCAGTTGCTCAATAATTGCAGCACGCACCGCATGCTTAAACCTGCGACCGGCCTCACTGACAAGCAGCTTACCTTTTGCGGCCCCCTTATTTGGGGACCGCCAGTAGGCGTTCACGCTGGGTGGGAATGGAAGAATAAATTTCATTAATCCTCCAGAACCATTTTGAGCTCGAAAGGTACGTCGCCGCCGCAATAGCAGAGTTGACCCAGGTCAGACATGAGTCTCCACAGAGTCATTGACGAATAGCCATTTTCGTCCGTCTCCGGCGGAACAAACTCCCCGAATACGCCCGGATGCTGGTTGCGACTTTCTTCATGCTGGCTTTCCATATGCCTGAGGGCGACTTCATTAAGTTTCACTTTCACGAAGCTATTGAGATTGACCGTCACTTCTCTGCGCATAAGTGAGGAATTTATGCTGATGCCGCGAGAAACGCCGCGGGTGATTGTTATCGCCCCTTTTCTCTCCAGCGCCTTGAGGTGGGTTGCCGCCGCATTAGGGGACCGGCACCCCAGCATGCCGGTCAGTTCGAAAGTTGTTGGTGGGAAACCATGCTTACGCTGGTATTTGATCAGGAGGTCCAGAACCTCCTGTTGCCTTGAGGTTAAGGAAATCATGCTGCCTGCTCCTCTTTGTTTACACACATTTCGGGTAAGTTGGCACGGACCAGTGCTTCAGCGAACGGTGGTGGTACGGCGTTGCCACATCTTGCCACCTGCTTATCTTTGGCGTATTTCACGCCGCGGTAGTCCTGGTCAATGATGTACCACTCCGGAAAGCCCTGCGCCCGATAGAGCTCGTGCGGCTGCAGCATGCGCATGCCGATATCGACGATGCGGTAAGTCACTCCGCTGATTTCCACCAGCCCGGTGCATTCCTCTCCGCAGTATTCCTGCAGGAACGCCATCACCTGCTGCGCTCGCTCTTCGTCATAGTCCTCGACCGCCAGAGTCGTTTTAACCTCCCCTACGTGCTGGCCACCGGCAGTGATAGTCGGCATAGGCTCGTCAGTGCGCTGGCCATCGCGGCAGGTTCCGCGCAGCTTAACCAGATGAGAAGCGACTAATGCGTGGTGATCTACAGTCGTTACTGAATGCGCTGGCTCATCCAGCCCCACGCCAGCTCCCTGATAATTCCCTCCGTAGTGTTTTGCCAGGAACGCACCAACTACGGCATGTTTCCCACCACCAGCCACAACGGTTCCCAGCGGCTTATCCAGTCCTGGCACGCGAGGTGCCTGTCCGGGCCGTTCTCCGTATCCCATTTGAATGAGCGTCGGCACAACCAGCTGCGATTTACCTCCGCCACCGGCAGTGATTGTTGCGCTCGGCTCATCTGCCCGATGGCCGATGCTGTTACCAAACTGGCGAGCGATAACCGGAGCGACAACACAGGATCGCGACTCTTTCAGGATGGTGTGAGCAGGTTTATCAAGCGGGCGGGGTTTAGCCTGGTACTCACTGCCGCCATTACCAGCCAGGAACGGTGCCAGCGCCGCCTCGACGATGCCCAGTGCATGCCCATTACCGCCCGGACGTTTTGACGTGCCGGCGGTTACGGTCGGTACCGGTTCAGTGACTGGCTGCCCGGTGGCGCCGGTGCGGAATTTTGTCAGATGAGGTACAGCAATGGCGTAACCATGGGTCTTCGTTATCGTCTGCAGAGGGTCAGTGATCGCCTGACCACGGAAACAGTCATATTTTCCTTTGGTCGTGGTGTGGTTGCACTTCACGATGAACGGCGAAGCACTGTCGATAACAAACCGCTGAATGCCTCGGGCAATCCGTTTTAGGGTATTTTCCGCGAGTGGCTTTTTACGTGCGAATATCGACGCCGCAGGGATCGCCCAGTCAATACACTCTGCAGCTGTGCGCCATGGCGCCAGTTTGCCGGCCAACACTGCTGGTGATTTCGGATCCCCGTGAGTGGCCTCCGGCCAGACTATCGGTTGCCCGTCTCGGCGCATAACCATGAAAAAACGTTTCCGGATCGTTGGTGTACCAAGGTCGGATGCTCGAAGTTCACGGTAATCCAGGTCATAACCCAGCCCGGAAACCAGACGTTTGGCCTTCTCGCTTTCCAACGGCAATTCCAGAAATTCACAGCACTCCACCAGCGCGGGATGATCTGCCGGTATACCAGTGGTCAACATGCCTACAAACGCCTGGAACGTCTCACCGATGCGTGCCGGATCCGGGCGCAATTCTCCAGCAAGAAGCGGTCCCCATGTTTTGAACTCTTCAACGTTCTCCAGCATCATCACGCGTGGGCTCACATCCAGCGACCAGCGGAGAACGATCCAAGCCAGCCCTCGAATAGCCTTCTCTACTGGTTTTGCCCCTTTTGCCTTGGAAAAGAGGCGACAGTCCGGGCTAAACCACACAAGCCCGACAGGCTTACCACTTGTCGCTGCAGCAGGATCAACATCAAACACGTTTTCACAATAGTGAAGCGTGTCTGGATGATTTGTACGGTGCATGGCCACGGCGTTTTCATCGTGGTTTATGGCAATATCAACACTTCGTCCGATCGCCATCTCAATGCCCGTCGAAGCACCACCGCCACCAGCAAAGTTATCTACGATAATTTCACGCATGGCTCACCCCCATCATGCTGCTGACCAGTCCACTGGCAATAGCGATAATTTCGTTGGTGGATGTGCGTTCCAGCCACAGTTGATTGATATGGGCCTTCAGCTTGTTTTGCTGAGATTCGTTAAGCCTGTCAACTTCTTGTACCTTCTCAAACAACAGCCCAACTTCCAGAGGCCAGATCCGGGATTCCGGCAAATCAGCTACGGCAGGAGGAAGGCATTGAAGTACATGTGAGCGAATGACTCTGCGGTTAAACCAACCCGACTTTTCCAGCCTGCAGACGATCTCGATGAATGCCGCCACCGGCATATCATCAGAAAATTCGCTGAAAACAGAGCTCATGCGCTCGATAGTTTCCTCCCGGGCAGCATCAGATACAAAGTCTTCGCCGTTCAGCCATTCCAGCAGCGAGTTAAGCGCTGTCTGGTATTTCATCAGAGCCAGTGCTTTAGCGATAACATCAGGATGTACCGGTGTAATTTCCGGCTTTTCCAATGAATCTGCTGCCCATGTATGGCCAAACTTCGATTCGGAAAAGGTGTACTCGGATTTATCACCAAAGGCCGCCACTACACAGGCCCACGCCTGAATACCGCTTTGTTTGAGAATATTGGCCTGCTTCAAAGGAATTTCGGTTTCAACGGGTGGCTGTTCTGCTCTACTCACAACCATGGATTGTGCCTGCTTACCGGCGGCGAACTGCGCCAGCGCCATGCTTGCACGCCCTTTCGCTTCGAGAGCAGCGCGGTCGATATAGCTGAAGCGCTCGCCGCGCCAGGTCTTATCAAATATCACAATTGCACCAGCGAAAAAGGCACTGGTGGGTTTCTGCTTCTCATCCGCCGGCACAAACCATGTCGGGAGGTCAAAGCCAATCCGGCCACGGATAAAACAGACATGATCCGCATCTTCTGGCCACCATGTTTCACTTGTGGCTGACTTCAGCAGAAAAACATAGCGACCACCCTTTTCACGCTGCTCGGCGGCATAGTTCAGAATATGAGTCATACCGGTGATAGCCTGATTTTCATGGTACTGCGACCGGCTGTACGGAGGATTACCAAATGCCGCACCGCCGAGTTCGGCCAGGCAACCAGACCAGTCCTGGGTCAGCGCATTATCTTCAGCGGTGTACCATGTAGGGCATTTTGCGTTGCTGTCATCGGCGAACAGGTCCAGAACCAACGGGCCATACATTGCATTAACGCCCCAGAACAGCAGATCCGGTGTCCGCCATTGATCGCCAACTTCCTTCAGGTAGTGGGAAGGCGCTGCCCGCATAGCATCCAGAGCCATGCAATAAGAACTCGTGATAACAGGGAGCTCATCTGCTTCAACTACTTGCTCGATTTCGTGAATCATACATTCCCCCTGTTCTGCTCAGCCCTGATAAAAAGTTTCAATAGCTTGTAACGTTTTTCAAACTTGAAATATTCATCGTTAAAACCTGCATGTTGGCGCCTGAAAACCGAATCCTCTTTCCACCATTTCCGCCACCGAGTCAGATACCAGCGCCGTTTTAACCGCTTTAACTTCGTTTGAGTAATATTCATCCTCTGAACCCCGGTGGAATTGTGGTTTGCGTGGATCCGATGCTGTTAACATCACGGGTCCGATTCTGATCCCATGAGTCACGAGGTGGGCGCCCTTTTTGCGACCAACGTATTGCGCTTTGCAGATACCCTTCGAATTTCCTCGGCCCGAACAGCGTCTCTGGGCGCATGTACTGATACTGCTCATCATTCTGACGCCAGTGCTCATGCTTCAAATCAATGACCAGCTTCAAGTCGCAGACGGCATGACCTTCCCGCAGTCGAGCGCGAATGTTTTCCAGGGAGGATTTTGATTTCTGGTAGCGAGACCCGCTGACCTGATTCAGGTGGGCCAGAACTTCGATCGCGTTTTCGGTAATAACCACCTCTGGATCCAACTTATCGTCGGGTTCCGCAGGAGCCCGACAAGAAGGTTTTTTAGATGGTGGATCTAATGACGGATCAAATGACGGATCGCCTTCAACCATTGAGGGGTCCCCCCGCAATATTTGAGGGGATGCAGACCCATTATTTGAGGCCTCAGATTTTGACCCTTCAAATTTTGAACCCTCAATTTCTGAGGCATCAAATTTTGATTGTTCCTTAGGGATCGAATAGAACACTTTGGCCTCTGCCGCCGCACGTTCCAGCATGTCCACATTGAGTTTGTAAACATTTGAATTGTTCTTACCGCCGACGCGACGTTCTTGTTTCTTCAGCCAGCCTTTCGCCTGCAGTTTTTTAATAGCACTGCGTACGGTGTTCTCACTCTTAGCACCGATCTGGCGCTGGATAGTCGTTACCGCTGGCCAGGACACGCCTTCGTCGTTACTGAAGTCAGCCAGACGGGCCATGACCGCTATTTCAGATATTATCAGCCCCTTGAAGGCACATGCTTCCCATACCAGGCCGTGTAATTTACTGCTCATGGCTGCCCTCTACTTCCCTGAACTTGCGTTGAAACTGATCGAGCGGACTAAAGCACTCGTGGGGATACCCTTCCCGCAGGTAGATGACACGACGTGTCTCAGGTTCCCAGCGGATGACTCTGACAGGTTTGCCGTAGTGGTCTTTAAACTTGCGGTTAACTTCTCGCATAACGCTTTAGCCCTCCGGTTAAAGACCCCCACAACTCCACGTGCCCGACTGTGGTTACATGCGACCCACTTTCCGCATACCATGCGCTCATACCGAAACGACGAAACGCCTGGGATCGGGTACATCCGTAGTTGCGGTAATTGAAGATTTACGATTAAATTGCTCATGCGGATCATTTCTCCATACACGTTGATTTATCTGCCACGACGCCCGGAGCTGCACACTCGCGGGCGTCACTCTTTTCTGGCTGACAAAAGACACGGAACAGTAACGTTAAATGTTCCTGCCATTTCGCCATCACCTGATAGCTGTTCTCCTCAATTTGCTCGCGTTCTGCCTGGTCAATTACCCCATCAGCTGTAGCTTTACGCAGGTACTGCGAGTGTTTTCCTATCCACTCAATGGACTCCATAAGACGCTGGTTAATATCTGCGTTGTCCACGTCTTCAATATCTGCCAACGGAACAAAAACGCCGTTCGAGTGACGCGCTATAGCATTGGCAATATGATTTGCCCCACCAGCACGCTGCAGCACCATTGCCCAGCCGAGAGGGAAAATCTGATCACCATCGGCACGTAAACGGTTAAACAATGCGTTTTCAGTAACGCCCAGCCACTCCGCAGCTTCCACGTAACCACCGTCCAAATCAGTGATCGTTTTTTTGATAGCGGCCACCAGCCATGCCGGCTGCTTATCTACTTTCCATTCAGGTTCGATACCCACGGCTTACCCCTTACTTCTGTGGTTAATGCACCCCAAAACAATTGTTATTGTTTGGAATAGATATCAGGTCGAAGCTCATACTTGGTGATCGCGCCCGAGGTGTTTTTTTCCAGTTTTTTAGCCAGATCAAACCCGGCTTTTTTGTAACCGTTGAAAACCAGACGTAGATAACCGGGAGTAGACCCAACCTTTTCAGCTAATGTGCTCTGTTGCTCTTTGGTTAATGAATCCCAGAATTCTTTCATGTATGTACCTCCTGTGTACACATTACACGAAAGCAATGAACCTTCAAGGTACTTGTACCTTTAAGGTACATGCGGTTAAATTTCAATATGAAAACAATCCAGGAAATCAGGCGGTTAAACGCCAGAAAATTGCGCGATGGTGTAGGCGGGAATATCTTCTTCGCCAACATGATTGATCGTGAGCCGACTCAAACAAGCCGGTTCATGGGTGACGGCGCGACAAAGAACATTGGTGATGCTATGGCAAGACACATTGAAAAATGTTTCGACTTGCCAACTGGTTGGTTAGATCAGGAGCACCAAACTACCAATGTAGCTAAAACTCCTGACGTCTCTGATACAAGCAGGGACATCACCATGGTTCCGGTAATATCCTGGGTACAAGCAGGAGCATGGACAGAAGCTGGCTATGCTGAGGTTGATTTGAATAGTACAGAAAACTATCCCTGTCCTGTCCCCTGTGGGCCAATGACATATATTCTTCGTGTTATTGGTGATTCAATGATCGATGAATACAGGCCTGGAGATATGATTTTTGTTGATCCAGAGATAGCTGCAGTACACGGAGATGATGTCATTGCATTGATGCATGATTCTGGTGAGACGACATTTAAGCGGCTTATTGAGGATGCAGGACAACGTTACCTTAAAGCTCTGAACTCGAACTGGCCAGAGCCGTACATTAAAATTAATGGCAATTGTTCAATCATTGGTACTGTGATTTTTTCTGGTAAACCCAGGCGGTATAGAACAAAAATTTGACCGTTACCAACAGACCTGCTTCGGCAGGTTTTTTTATACTTGACAATGTACCCCTACGGTACATAATGTACCTAAAAGAAACAGCGGGCAGGTAGGATGATTCGCTAAGCAACATACCAGTAGAGGTATCTCAAGATGGACAAAGCATACGAAGAATATTTTGAAGGTCTGGCGGAAGGTGAAGAAGCTCTGAGCTATGCCGAATTCGTCGAAGCACTTTCCTAAACATGGCGAAAGCCGACAGCGTTGAAGGCGATTTTCTCGGTTTGCGCGCTAAACAATAGCGGGGGTGAAATCGGGGCGGAGAAGCAGAATCCGCGATGTCGGGACTTGATACTTCCGGCCATACCAACAAGCCGAATGATCGCGTAACGATCCTTTGCATCTGCCCCGGCGAGGTGGCGCCGCCGGACTGGGGTAGATGAATAGTAAACAACATGAAAGCGCATTCCATCTTCCATCGGTCGTGGGGATCGGTTTGTAACTGAAGGAGTGCGCTTCCAGTTGTGAACGGCAACATTCGCAACCGCTGTATGGCACATGCAGCGTCAGCGGCCTGAGAGTTCCCTTGATCCATGCGCTCACAGGACAACCGGAAATGTGCAAGCTAAGTGTTTCAGGCACGACGTGCGCCCCACCAGCGCGGCGAAAAGGTGTGACACCCGGGAAGAGTCCGGGACACAACAGGAAAGAGCACTCCCGCCACACGAGGCTGAAACCCAAGCGCCATGAGGATGCGCCGAAAAGCTATGACGGGGCGTTGGTAGAAGATCGGAGTGCTCTCTCCGTTGTGGTAATTGCGGCTATGCGCACGCGGCGAGCCAAACCCGTTCAATGAATGCGTTCAGGGTAGTGTACGTCGCCGGTTATGGCTTAACCCGGCAGGTGGAGGCACCACCGCCACAACCTAGTTAACTGTGCTGTGTGTAGTCTTGGCGGTGCCAGTTTATTTCCCTTTCTGGTACCGCCCTTTTTACGCAACACACAAGAGCATCACCGGGCGACGGGCTCATAACCCAACCCACCCGGGCGGATTTGCAGCCGCAGGTGCTCTTCTGTGTTGTGTATGGAGAAAGCTCCGGCGGTGGCAGCCGCCTTTTCTGAGGATAAAACCATGAGTAATGATCGCATGACAGTCGTGCCCGATTTTCTGGGCGAACTTGACGCCGGCGTATTCATGAACAAGATTGCGGCGGCTCTTAATACCACTGCGCTCGGTGTTCTTAACAACGGCAACAAAGGCAAGGTAGTTCTCACCTTTGATTTTGAGCGTATGGGCAACTCTGTCGAAGAGAAGCGCGTCAAGATCAAGCATCGCCTGAATTACAGCACCCCTACCCCACGCGGCAAAGCGTCCGAAGAGGACACCACCGAAACACCAATGTGGGTCAACAAAGGCGGGAAGCTCACGATCCTGCAGGAAGATCAGGGCAACCTGTTTAACCTCGCTGGCGATCCTGATGGAAAGCTACGGGCGGCTAAATAAGCCGCGACCGACCTGTTCTTTAACCGTAAATCTTTAAGGAAAACCTATGTCACAATTAAACGGCGACGCTATCGAGAAAATTCAGGAGCTAACTCTTGCTGCGGTCCACACCCAGGAACTGAAAACTACTCTATGCCCTACGGTTATGTTGCCGTCCGGGTATGGTATCGAAAGCCTGGAGCGCTTTAACCTCCACCGTTTCCGCTTCCGTGGTGCCCTGGAAACAACCAGCATTGCCGATTTCGTTCGTTATTCAGTTGGCTATGCCGTTACTGATACACCAGCCCGCTGCTTCATCGACGCAGAGAGTATGTCAGCCCGTGCAGTATTTAACATCGGTTCCCTGGACGAACCCGGACATGCAGACAACGTAGCGTCTATCCGCCTCAAAAAAACAGCACCTTTCCGGGCGTTGCTCACAATCAATAGCGAGCGCCTGAGCCAGAAACAAATTGCCGAATGGCTCGAAGACTGGAGCGATTTCTTACTCGCTTTCGATGCTGAAGGGGCAACTATGGATATCTCCAAGGCTGCACAGGCTGTTCGTCGGGTGACTATCCAGCAGACTAATCAGGCCGACCACGAAGATAGTGATTTCGCCGGTAAAAAATCTCTGATGCAAAGTATTGAAGCAAGCAGCAAAGATGTAATGCCGGTCGCGTTCGAATTTAAGTGCATCCCTTACGAAGGCCTGGGCGAACGCCGTTTTAGTCTTCGTAACAGCCTTCTTAAAAGTGGCGAACCAGTATTTGTGCTGCGGATCGTTCAACTCGAAGCGCAGGAAGAAGAAATGGCTAACGAATTCCGCGATTTGTTGGTCGCTCAGTTCGATAAAAAGCCGGTAGATACCTATATCGGTAATTTTAAAGCCTAATTTTAAAACCGAATTACTCAGCCTTAAATCTCCGCTGCGGCGGGGATTTATTGAAGCGTATTCCCTTTATTTATCGCCATCTGGCGAGGGATTTCTACACCCAAAAATCAGCGCTGTGCAGGCGTAAAGTATGGAGAAAAAAATGAGCTTTATTCAAACCTTTTCAGGCAAACATTTTAACTATCTCGACATCCAGCAAGACGCCATCGAGATCGAAGATATTGCTAATGCACTCTCGAACATCTGTCGCTTTGCCGGCCACCTGCCGGAGTTCTATAGCGTCGGGCAGCACAGTGTTTTAACCAGCCAACTGGTGCCCCAGGAGTTTGCACTTGAAGCTCTGTTGCACGATGCCGCCGAGGCTTATTTGCAGGATATCCCTGCTCCACTTCAACGCCTGCTCCCTGACTACCGCGCCATAGAGGATCGGGTTGATGCTGCTATTCGTCAAAAATTCGGTCTGCCAGCTGAGCAACACCAGACCGTGAAATATGCCGACCTGGTAATGCTGGCCAGCGAACGCCGCGATTTTGAAATAGATGACGGCACAATCTGGCCAATGCTTGAAGGCATCATCCCTACCGATCAGTTCGTCATTAACCCCGTCCGGCCTGGCCAGTCTTACGGAATGTTTATGAACCGCTTCAACCAGCTGATGGAGCGGCGCTGATGAGCCGGATGAAAGTGAAAGACCTCGTGTCTGCCGCTAACACTGCGGCAGCTGGTCTGCCACCAGCTGAAGCTTCGTTAATGCGAGCCATTGCATCAAGACTGGACGTGACGTTCGTTGCCCTGACTGAAGCACTGGACCAAAACAAAGCGCTCAAAGCTGAGTTAGAACCGCTTAGAGGGGGGCATTGAAGTGGCTAAAAACTCGATCGACGCCTATGGCGCCAGCGGTAAAACGAACGTTCTGATGTTCGATCCGGAAAACCTGTTCCTGGTCACCGATAAGACGCATCCACTTTACGACGAGCGTATACACCTGCCAATCGACGAAGGGATGGTACTGAATATCAAAGAGCTGGGTGTTCTGGAGCCGATTACTGTCTGGAAAGACCCTGAAAACGGGCTCACCTGTGTAGTTGTCGGGCGCCAGCGAGTTCGCCATACGCTGGAAGCCAATAAGCTCCTGCTGAAAGAAGGCAAAACGCCACTGCTTGTTCCAGGCGTCGTTAAGCGCGGATCGGCAAATCAAATGGCCAAATACATGGTCAGTGAGAACGAAATCCGCCGTCCTGACACGCCATTAGGTCGCGCTAAGAAAATGTCAGACGCGATGGACCGCGGCCACGACGAGGACGATCTTGCTGTGCTGTTTGGCTGTAGTGTTCAGACCGTACGCGCAACGCTGTCCTTGCTCGATGCCACTCAAGCCGTCCGGGATGCAGTGGAGTCCGGCACTGTTACCGTTACCCAGGCACGGCAACTGGCATCACTAAAGCCCGAGCAACAGCGGGAAAAGGTGGCCGAAATCGAAGCAGCGACCGCTGGCACGACTGGGCATGAAAAAGCGCGTCGTCAGCGCCAGGTTCTTGGGGAAACAAAGCCGCGACTCAAATCCCGAAAAGAGATAACCAAAGCCCTCGAAGGTGTAAGCGGCGATTACGCCGACGCTCTGCGCTGGGTACTTGGGGAGGTTGTATGAAGTTTGACTCTGAGAATTACAGCAAATACACGCTGCGTCGTTTTGCTGCAGCGGCAAATATTGTCGCATGGGTGGCGGGAATAATTGTGGCTTGGATCATTTGCATGATTATTGAGTGGTGGACAGCATGAACGTATACGAAATGGAAGGTTTTCTCCGTGGTAAATGCGTGCCAGGTGATCTCAAAGTAAATGAATCAAATGCTGAATACCTGGTGAGAAAAATCAGAGCAGCAAGCGAGTTACAAGGCGAAGTAACAGCTCTGGCTGTGACTTTAGAGAAATGTCGCGAGGTATCCGGCTGCCCTGTTGGCGTAGACCTGCAGGATCATTTGAAGAAACTGGCATCAGAGCTAAGCGTTGTAGAGGTAGCGAAATGAAACGTCGTAATTTTGAAACCGATACCCGCTTTCTGCTGGATACAGCAAATCACCGCCTTGAAATCATTCGTGATGATGGTCTGTATCGTCACCTGCGCATGCAGCAGCCGGGAACGTCCTGCTACTACTACGACGTCATCACCTGGCCTGGCTATCTTACCGTCACCGGCGATATGGGTACCTGGACCTTCAGCCGCATTGCGGACATGTTCGACTTTTTTGGCGCCTGGGAAGGTGGAATCAATACCCATTATTGGTCTGAAAAGCTGGAGGCTGGCGCGGGCTGTTCGGCGCGCGAAATGCTGGCGAAAGAATACAACCACGATGCGTTTTGCAAAAGCCTGAAAGAGTCGCTTAGTGATTACCTGGAGGATGAGGAAGGCCTAGAACCAGAAGAAGATGAAGACTGGGACGACGATGACGATGTGCAAGATAGCGATAAAGCAAGGGTGCGCGAAATTGTCCGTGAATTATGCAGGGCTGAGTTTAACCACGATTTTGAAGCTTATAACGCTGTTTATGACGCTGATTGGCCTGAAAGGTTTAGCGCCTGGGATATCTGCGATGGCCTGACCTTTAAAACCTATACCAGCCATTTCCGCTGGATTCTGTTTGCTATCACCTGGGCCATCAGCAAATACCACAACGCGAAGATTGTTGATAAAGCGATGGCGACGTTTCTGGCGGTGAAAGGAGCCCAAGAATGAAAGAACTTAAATTCTACGGCGCCAGTGACGATCTTTTCGAATGCGAAGGCGCCATCCGGGAAGAAATCTGCATGTACAGCAACCCCGGCGTTTACCACCTCAAATCCTCTGAAGGCGAGATGCTGGTTATTGCCTGCTATACCGACGAGGGATGCTGGGCTATTGGCGTTGGTCAGGTCAATGAAGATACGCCTCTTCCGGCATGGCCGGCGTCGTTCAGTCAGCACGAGCGCGGATATAGCGTTGTTCTGACGCTGCAGGTTCCTGATGACATCGAGTTGGTGCTGGAGGAAAGCGATGACTGATATCACCGAACTGGCGCAGCTGAAACCTGGAAAGTACGCAATTCTGTACCGTGATAACTGGGACGGGGAGAAAAACGAATATCACACACTTGCCGTTCTGACGGAGGAAGGCAGCTGGTACGACGACGAGTTTAACGCTGAGCTGTTGAAGTACCAAGGAGACAAAATTCTGAAGGTCTGGCCGCTGGATGATGGCTCAAACGTCCTTGCGCTGGTAGAAGCCCTGGAGAAGGCCCAGACGGAAAACACCGCTGGCGTAGCCGGGATCGCAGAGAGCTACGAAACCACTATTTCGATGATGAGATCGCGCATCGCCGAGCTGGAGGCTAGTCACACCAAATTGCGCGAATCGATGGCTGCAATCCATAACACAATTCGTCTTGATGGTGCTGGTACCAGTTTGGCGACAATCTTGAACGCGGCTAAACGAGCGTATGAAGAGTCCGCCTCCGCCGCTGGCATCAAGCTGGATGTGCAGCCAGCTCAGCCATGTGAGCATTCAATGTTTTGGGATGCATCTGGCGTTAAGCGTTGCTGAGTTGGAGTCCTTTCGCACCGCCTACATGGAATGGAGCGATAAAACCGATTGGGTCCGGACGGACAGGCGATTCGACGTTGTGAAGCCGCTGGGAAAACACATCGCTGATGTCCTGAAGGCGTATATCGAGCATCTTGAGTCCCGCACCGTGAAGCTGCAGAAGAAAAATATTGGCTGGGACCGAGATGAAGACGATTGCTGGAACAATGCTATTGATGCGTGTGCTGAGGCGCTGACCGCCGCTGGCATCCAGGTTATCGAAGGAGAGCAGAATAATGGCTAAATCATCAGACGTGCATGACCTGTTAACCGCTTACCAGAAACAGGCGCGGAAAATACCCGCAAAGGGTGTTTACTCATCTAAACAGCGCCGTGAAGAAGTACAGGCGGCGCACACACGAAAGGTGCTGCGTCAGCGCAGGCGGTCGGTTGGGAAGTCCAATAAATTAGGAGAGCGTCGCCGGGCTGAAGTGCTGACGGCGATGATTTGCGAGATGAACTTCTGGGCGCTGGTATGCCGCTCTAACCGCAAGCAGGTAAATATAACGGGAGCCAACCAATGACCAATAACCAGTTAACCAGAGAAAAGGTGCAATGGCTCCATGACGCGGCTGAAGAAGCTGCCGCCGTGGGTATTAAATTGACCATGAATCCGAGCGAGCTGCTTATGTTTACCAGTTCACTATTGGCCGAAATGGACACCGAGCCAGTGGCGAAACAAGTGGCATGCTGGTCTTGCCGCAGTAAGGTTGAGATTTCTGCTATTGGTGATTGTGATGGGTACTGCCCGAACTGCAACTCATCAATTGATCTCGATGAAGAGCCATACACTGCACCGCAGTCAGCGCCGGACCGTGACCAGGTACGCCGCGAGCACGCTGAGTGGTCACAGGCTACGTTCGGTAATGTCGGCCCTATTGGCCCGCTGAAGCACCTCAGAAAAGAAGCGCTAGAAGCCATCGCTAAGCCGCAAGATCTGATCGAATGGGCTGATATGCAATTCCTGCTGTGGGATGCACAACGCCGTGCCGGTATCACTGATGAGCAGATTACTCAGGCGATGATCGAAAAGCTGGAAGTGAACAAACAGCGTGAATGGCCGGAGCCGAAAGACGGGGAGCCGCGATTGCACATCAAAGAGCATCCTGCACCGGTAATGCCCAATTTCAAAAAACTGGCTCGCGAACTGGTTGATAACCTTGTCGATTGTGGCGGCTTGGATGAAGGGGTGAAAGAAAAGTATCTGAAGTGGACAGAGAAAACTTGCCGTGCCGCCATGCTTAACGGAGGTAAGCCATGAAAGACAAACTGCTGATAATCAGGAACCAGTTGAAAATGGGGCACAGGCTGTCATTCGCAGAAGCAATGATCCTGCAGCGCGCCATCGACGTGTTTGTTTGTCAGGCTGGCAACTCTCCGGTAATTCCGGATGGTTTAATCGCCGCGGTTAATCGTCTGCTTGATAGTGATGGCAGTCGTGGCTGTTATAGCGCAATACGTTGCGGTGACGCTCACGATGAAATAGAGCGTTTGCTCGCAAGCGCCCCGCAGGAGGTGCAGGGTGAATAAGATCGAGTTGCTTCAGAAGATATCGGCGCTCGCTACTGAATGCCACGCATTGGCCTGTGAACTGGACATTGGAGATGAACGTACCGAGATGTTCGAAATCTACGGTGTACTGCATAACCTCGGTCGCTGCGGCTACGCCCACCAGGTCGGGCGACGAATGAACCCTCTACTGGCAAGTTGCGATGATGAGGAGGATGAGGACTGATTTCTAAATCTCAGCAGAAGGTAAAGCCACACATACGCAATATTTGCCCACAAGCTAGACCGAAGAAGGATATTTAACATGAACAATTTAATGATCGACATCGAAACTATGGGCAATAAGCCTACTGCGCCAATCGTCACGATCGGTGCGGTATTCTTTGATCCACAAACAGGAGGTCTTGGCGCAGAGTTCTATATGGCCGTTAACCTCGCCAGCGCCATGGAACAGGGTGCTACACCTGACGGTGACACCATCCTATGGTGGCTGAAACAATCAGCGGAGGCCCGTGCCGCTATTTGCACCGACGATACCAAGCATATCGCTGATGTGCTCTCCGAACTCAGTTCGTTTATCAGTCGCAACGCTGACAATCCGAGTTACTTGAAAGTCTGGGGTAATGGAGCCAATTTCGACAACGTAATTTTGCGTTCAGCCTACGACCGCGCCGACCAAACCTTCCCGTGGCAATTCTGGAACGACAGCGACGTGCGCACCATGGTGTTGCTCGGCAAAGAACTTGGTTTCGACCCCAAACGGAATATGCCTTTTGATGGCGTAGCCCACAACGCACTGGCCGATGCCCGGCACCAAGCAAAATACGTGTCTGCAATCTGGCAGAAGCTTTTGCCAGCCACCAGCACCGAAGAATAAATCTAATGCCCGGGTGCAGCCGGGCTGTATGGAGGACCTGTCATGGCAAAACTTATGAAAGCGAGTCAATGGGGCAAACGCGAATTTGCTAAAGACTCTATTCCTGATAATCGAACTATTAAACGTTGGGTTGAAAATGGACTCCTTACAGGAAAGATCGTCGACGGATCCGTTTTCGTCTTCGAGTCCGAAAAATGGGGTGTCGACTCAATGGTTAACCACGCAGTTCGACAGCTAATAAATGAAGGTTGACCATGGCAGCAAGACCAAGAAAAAGAGAATATCGTCATCTTCCTGAATACCTGATCTTTGATAAGGATCGAGGTGTATACAAATTCACACTCATAACGGGAAAGAAAAAGAATCTTGGTAAAGACCGGGCTATGGCGATAGCTATAGCTCGCGAATATAACCTAAGAATGAGGCCCTTTAACGCACCATCGGTTGAATTATTAATCCGAGACTCCGGAGGGATCGCTGGGGAAGCTAAACCATTTGCTGAACATGTAGATCATATTATGGCTCGGACGATAGAAAATGAGCGCCCATCTCAAAATACTCTTGATGACTGGAGTAACGACGCACTTCGGGTGAAAGAATTCTTCATAAGCATACCAGCTTGCGATATCGAACTGGAGCACGTGAACGCCTATATAAACCATTATCATGCTGATGCTTCAGCGAACGTACAAAACAGGAAGGTCAGCTTCCTTAAAAAACTATTCTCCTATGCTGTCGATGAATCATTGATGTTTGATAACCCTGCTACGCGTAAAAAAATGCGAAGGACTGAGGAGAAGAAACGGCAGCGCCTGTCACTCGATAACTTTAAAGCCATCAGACGCGCCGCCGAACCATGGCTGCGTACCGCGATGGATTTAGCATTACAGACTACACACGCGCGACTTGAGGTTTCGCGGATCCGTTACTCAATCAGCGAACCCAAAGATGGAGTCTGTGGGTGCGTATGGTTAGCTCAGCCCGAAAATGGCATTTATGGGTCGCTCTACATACACAGGCAAAAAGTGCAAAAGAAAGAGGCATCACACGTAGCAATTCCGATCGGTGAAGAATTAAAGCGGATTATTGATGATAGCCGCGATAGTGTGGCCAGTCCGTTTATAGTTCATAGAATTCCAGAACGGCAGGTGAAACGCAGTAAAGAGGTTTCCCACCCTACCCAAGTTGCGCCGGATTACTTAAGCCGATCATTTTCTGCGGTACGTGACAAGTTGGGTATCTGCGACAAAATGCCAATGGATGAAAGACCAACCTTTCACGAAATCCGAGCGCTGGCCGCCCATCTTTTCGATCAGCAAGGAATCGACCCTCAAGGCCGAATGGCGCACAGCGATGCGAAGTCGACCAAGATTTATACACAAAACCATATTGATTGGGTTGTCGTCCCACATGGAGAAATTAAGACAGGATGA